CCGAACCCTTTAATGCTCGTTACTGAACCCGGTTTACTTTCCATGCGCGGCTCGACTGTACCAGCATTCGAAGCGTTCGACGTTAAAGCGATAGACGAGTTTTTCAAATGGCTTTTCGGCTCGACTGAAACAAAAAAATTTGATACGATTTGCGTTGATTCGACTTCGCAAATGGCAGAAATCAATCTACTCGAAGCGGAAGGAAAGTCAAAAGACGGACGGGCGGTCTACGGTATAATGTCGAAGGCCGTTATGAAGAACATCAACAAACTGTTTTTCATGGAAAACAAACATATCTTCTTGATAGCCAAAGAAGGCACGATCGAGGAAACGGTATGGAATTTTACAGGCCCGATCCCGCAGAAAATGACGGTCATGAAAAAGGTGCCATACTTCCCGGGGAGAGAACTTGGGGTTAAAATCCCCCACCTTTATGACGAAATACTTTATATGTCACAAGGTGTTGTACCGGGACAAATCGGTGAAATGAAGTACATCAGAACCAACGGAAGTAGTGACGTTTCGGCAAGGGATCGAAGCGGAAAACTTGACAATTATGAACCGCAAGATCTAAATTATATATTCAACAAAATAAACCTCTAACAGGAGATCACGATCATGACCGAACTTCAATTCGATGCAACGAAAGTAAAACCCGCAACACCCGGCGTTTCACAGCTTCCCATTTCCGATGATATGGGGCATTTGGTGGTAATTACCGAGTCACCTATTATTACCACGAAGGACGGGGAGTCTGGCATGGTGGTATTCACGCTCCATATCACCGAAGGGCCTCACGCAGGAGCAAGCGGGCCTTATCGCCTGAACATCTACAACAAATCGGAAGCATCCGCAGAGATCGCGTTTTCTCAGCTTTCCGCCATCTGCCACGTTACCGGTATTTACCAGATCATCAACACCGAACAGCTCCATAACATCCCGTTCCGCGTCCTGGTTCGTGAGCAGGCAGGTAATGACGACAAGTACACCGAAGTATATGGTGTACTGGATGCTGCCGGGAATCTCCCTGGTCAAGCACCGACCCAAGCACCGACCCAGGCGCCGCCTGCCGCTCCTGCTGCCGCACCGGTCCAGGCATGGAAAGCTCCCGGCGCGGTTGCTGGCGTTCCGGCTCCTGCTGCCGCTCCTGCTGCCGCTCCTGCTGCCGCACCTGCTGCCGCACCGCCTGCCGCTCCTGCTACTGGCCCGGCTGGTCCGGCACCATGGGCCAGCAGGGGTAATTTACAGTAATCAGTAAGTGATATTAAAAGGGGGTTTCGGCCCCCTTTTCAATTTAAAAAAGGTTGATTATGAGTTTTTACGAAGACCAAAAAGAACTTTCTGAAATGCTCAAAAATAGCATTGACGAATACTGCTTTAGAAAACATCCCCCTAAGTTTAGAAAACATTTGGGCGGGTCGGTTATCGGTAACGAATGCTCAAGAGCGTTATGGTATGGCTTCCGATGGGCTAAACTTGTCAAGCACGATGCCAAAAAGTTACGAGTGTTCAACCGGGGTCACCGTGAAGAACCTGTCCTAATTGACTACTTGCGCGGAATCGGATGCGAGGTTCAAGAAGGGGACGTGTTCACAGGCAATCAATTTCGAGTATCGCATTGTCAAGGTCATTTCGGCGGGTCACTTGACGGTAAAGTAGTACTGCCCGAACAGTTCGACAAATCAAGAACGCGACACATTTTAGAAATGAAGTTACTCGATCAAAAGTATTTCCTTCCGTATTTAAAAAAGCCTGTTCAGGAAATTAGCTCAAGGTATTACGATCAAACGTGCGTCTATGGGGTGCTGTCCGGTATTAGTTCTGCATTATTTGTAGTCGTCAATAAATCGTCAAATAAACAAAACGAAGATTTAGCGGTACAGATAGTGCAACTCGATATGCAACGAGGTGAAGAGCTTTTAGTCAAGGCTGCTGAAGTTATTTATGCCGAAACTCCACCAAAAGGCGTAGGCTCCCGATCGTCAGACTATCGCTGTAAAATGTGCGATTACTCCAATCTTTGTTGGACTGTAGCTGATTCGGATAGTCCTAAAAACTGCCGCTGTTGTAATTGTGCCGAACCTGCCGATGACGCGCAATGGAAATGTGTTAAATATGGCATAATCCCCGATGACTTTATGTTAAAAGGCTGCTCTAAATTTCGAAATATCTGTTACGAATTATGATTATTACACCCCGTGATTATCAACAATATGCGATCGATTCCGTTATAAATTACTTCTCCGAAGGTAATGTGGGCAATCCGATAATAGCAATGCCGACAGGGTGCCACGCGAAAGGTCATATGATACTGATGTTTGACGGTTCACTGAAGGCGGTTGAAACCGTTATCCTTGGCGACTTGCTAATGGGGCCGGATAGTCTCCCACGAACAGTCCTTTCGTTAGCAAGAGGTCGGCAGGAGATGCGCCTGATAACTCCCGTTAAAGGTGAATCTTTCATAGTTAATATTGACCATAAACTGAATGTTAAAAAAGTGAATGAAGGAGGGACTTTCCTCTGCCGACAACAACGGAACGAAACAATAACAGTTAGGGATTTTGAAGACGGAACGAAATGGTATAGACATTTACGGAAACTACGACGGGTCGAGGTTTCTTTTTCTGAAAAGTCGCAGCCATTAGACTCTTATTTTGTCGGCTTGATGTTAGGTGACGGATCGTTAGCGCGGGGAGTTGTTAATTTTACTGGCTCTGAAAAAGAAACTTTATCGGCTATTAAATCTGAAGCTTTTCGGTTTGGCTGCACGGTAACTGAATCGGCCAAAAACAATAATCCTGTTACTAAAAATCTTCGGGTTGTTGACCCTTGTGCTAATCGGTCGACTCCAAATAAAATAACAAAAATATACAGAAATTTAGAATTAATGGGAACAAATTCTTACACAGTTTTCGTTCCAGATGTTTATAAATTAAGCAGCACAACACAACGCATGGAGGTGTTAGCCGGCTTATTAGATTCTGACGGATATTACGATAAAAAAGGAAACGTCTATGAGCACTCCACCGTCGGTAAGCAATTAGGCGACGACGTGCGGTTCATGGCACGGAGTTTAGGTTTAGCCGCTTATACTTGTGTATGTGACGCCAAACTAAATAGTAGGGTGATAAGTAAAGTTTACCGCACCGTAATTAGTGGCGACATTGACAGAATACCTGTCAGGACACCCTACAAAAAAGCAAAAAAGCGATCGCAGATTAAAGACGTGCTTTGCACAGGTTTCAGCGTTGAAGTTTTACCAGTTGACGATTATTACGGATTTACACTTAACGGGGATCATTTATATTTAGATGAAAATTTCATCGTCCATCACAATACCGGTAAATCGATTATTATAGGCGGTTTAATTCAACAAGTTTTGCAGAAATGGCCAAATCAAAGGTTTCTTATGCTCACTCATGTTAAAGAACTTATTGAGCAAAATCACCAACGACTTCTTGACATGTGGCCCACTGCACCCGTTGGCATTTACAGCGCCGGATTAAGAAGAAAAGATATAGCACAACCCATCGTTTTCGGCGGGTGCGGTTCAATAGTAAATAATATCGAAGCGTTCGGTCACAGGGATCTTGTTATAGTGGACGAATGCCATTTAATCTCACCGAAAGCAAATACTACTTATCAGAAGATAATCGACGGCCTAAAAGTCGCAAATCCCCACATTAAAGTAATCGGTTTGACTGCTACACCTTACCGGTTGGGACAAGGGCTTTTGACCGACGGCGGCCTTTTCACTGACGTATGCTGTGATGCTTGCGGGGTCGATGAATTTAATTGGTTTATTGAGCAAGGTCACTTAGCACCGCTTATTCCGAAACCGACATTGACGGAATATGATATTGAAAAGGTTGGAATTCAAAACGGCGACTTTAAAAAGGCTGAACTTGAACAGGCAGTTAATGAGGATAAATTGACTTTTAAAATCCTCGAAGAAATGGTTGAGGCTGGTTATGATAGGAAGTCATGGTTAATTTTTGCTTCAGGGATAAAACATACCGAAAGAGTTGCTGAAGCACTCGCTTATTATGGAATAACCGCATCAACTATACATTCTAAAATCGAAGCATCTTGCAAAGGATGGAGCGTAGCGAGGGAAAGATTGTACCGCATTGAAGCATTCAAGAACCGGGAATTTCGAGCGTTGGTTAATATGAACGTACTTACGACCGGCTTTGATCACGGACCTATTGATTTGATCGGAAGCTTACGCCCTACAGTTTCCCCAGGGTTACACGTTCAAATGTTAGGAAGAGGTACGCGACCTTGTGAAGGGAAAGAGAACTGTCTGGTGTTAGATTTTGCCGGTAACGTAAAACGATTGGGTCCGATCAATGACCCTGTTCTACCGAAGAAGAAAGGAAAGACGCCCGGTGAAGCTCCTATTCGCATCTGTCCACAACCACACTGCGGGGTTTATAACCATGCTTCGGCTCGAATCTGTTTCAATTGCGGCTTCGAATTTCCTATAAAAGAAAAACTCACTAAAGAAGCCGGTACTGCTGAGATAATAAAAAGTAACAAAAAAGCACCTGAACCAATGAAGGTTAAAGTTTTCACGGTCAGCAAGGCGATTTACAAAAAACACCATAAAGCAGGTTCGAAACCCTCGTTGCAAGTCACATACTTTAGTTCAGGAGGAACATTTAAAGAGTTTGTTTGTCTGGAACATAAAGGTTACGCTCGAACAATGGCGATAAACTGGTGGAAGTCGCGGCATAACACACACGCGCCGTTGACAATAGATCAAAGTTTAGATATAGTTAGTTTTCTTAAAGTACCTGCATCAATTAGAATTTGGGTTAATAAAAAATATCCGGAGATAATGAGTTATGAATGGTAGCTATGATCAGTATGTAAAAGATTGCATAAAAGAAAACAAAAAACCAGTTTGTTACGAAAACTGGAAAATATTAATCGAAAGAACAGCAAATGCTTTAAAATGGTTCACGAAAGGAGTATTTAATAAATGAAAAGCAACATTAGTGATAAAGACGCTGAACAGGTAGCGAGCGTTATAAAAGGGATAAGTCAAGTTCTTCCTGATAAGATAGCCGCCGAAGTTTCATTACTGTTCGCTCGCTCTCGTCAACATTGCCTTGATTGTATAAAGTGGAATGCTCCCGGTGAATATTGCGAAAAATACAATCAAAAGCCACCGCTTGATGTTATTGTTAAAGGTTGCCGTGAATTTGACGACATACCTTTTTAAAAAGGAGCTTGTTATGGTCGAAATTGTTAAATATAGTATGCTCACTGGCGCAGGGCTTTATATTTTAGGCTACGCTTTGGACGACGAAATCCCGAAAGCTTTAGGGGCTGGTATTATAGCTATGTGTTTTATAAAGATGTTATCGGTATGAAAACGTTAAAGGGTGCTTTAGAGTTCGTTCTCATCGCCCAGGGGAAAGGTGATAGAGAATTCCATAAGCATTGCCGCATTGAAAACGGAACGGTATCAGCTACTGACGGTATCGTTTCCGCAGGATGCCGAATTGAGGAAGATTTGTATTGCAAACCTAATACCGAACTTTTACTTGCTGCGCTTTCTAAATGTAAAAATGAAGTTAACTTTACCCAAGTTAGTGACTCAACTCTATCAATTAAAAGTGGCAGATTTAAGGCTTCAATCCCATGTTTCGAGCTTGATCTGCCCGAAATTGCTCCCGATGGTCCGTGCGTTACTGAAGTAAATAAAAATTTGTTGAAGAGTATTTCCAAACTTGTTTCAATAGCCGATAAAAGCCAGAATGAAAACTACAAGTCAGTGTTTATAAAAGGAGGATCTGTTTTCGCTACCGATGGGCGGCTTTTAGTTGAGATATGGCACGGTGGAGCATTTGATCAAAGATCAATCCCTATTGATTCCTGTAAAAGGCTTCTTAAAATAAAAGGCGATTTGTCATCAGTAGCATCGTCCGATGATTCTAACACATTTTACTTCACCGACGATTCATGGTTTAAGACTCCACTCGCTTCATCAGAATTCCCACATATCGACGAACTCTTAAATATTGAAACTTCCCCGACACCTTTGACTAAAGAAGTGATTGAAGGTTTCCGTTCAGTTGCTCCATTTTGTGAAACGTTTATAAAATTTGAAACCAATTTAATATCTTCAATCGGCCCAAATACTTCAGGCGAAAGTCAATATGAAATAGATACACCGTCTAACAATTGCTGTTTTTCAGCTGTTCTTTTTTCTTCAATAATGGGCGATATTAAAACGATTGATTTTAACACAAACGAAACTTTGATATATTTTTTTGGCGATAATATGCGCGGGGCTTTAGCGAAAGGGCGGGAATAATAATATTGACAAATATATTGACAAACTAATATTATCGTGAGATAAAGGTTTCGATACTAACATTTAAAGGAGGTTGAAACCATGGATACTAAAGTTTGCACTGGATGCGGGGGAGAGTTTCCGGCAACTGTTGAGTTTTTTCATAGAAAGAAAAATGGGAAATTCGGCCTTAGATCTGTCTGTAAATCTTGCGCGCTCGAATATCAGAGAGAATACTGCAAAACTAACGGAGATAAATGTAACAAATACCAGAGCGAGTATAGGAATGATAATAAAGACAAAATCAAGGAATACCAGAGCGAGTATAGGAAAAAGAAAAAGGTCGTTAATTCTAATGGCTAATTTTTTCACAGACAATGAACTTTTAGAAGCTAAAGGCGGATGTTTAGTTTTCGATATTGAAAGTTTCCCAAACTATTTTCTTATAGTATGTAAATGTTTTCACACCGGAAGGCTTGTCACGTTTGAACGTTACGAAGGTGTTGATTTCAACATTCAAAAATTACTTTTCGTTTTGCATAACTTTACATGTGTAGGATTCAATTCAAATTCTTATGATATGCCGATGGCATGGGCGTCATTAAAAGGCTTCACCGCTGAAGTATTAAACCGTATCACCCGCGATATAATAATAGGCGAAGAGCGGCCACGTGATATTGAAAAATCGTATGGTTTCAAAGTCGGCAATACTAAACATGTTGATTTAATCGAAGTTGCACCACTCAAAGCATCATTAAAACTATATGCCGGAAGGCTTCATGCTCCTTTGCTTCGAGATCTCCCATTTGCTCCAACCAAAAAACTAACGCTCGAAGAAATGAAAGAAGTTTTTGATTATTGTATTAACGATGTTGATAATACAGCTTTACTTTTGGCAAATTTGATAAAGCAACTTGACTTGCGACAAACTCTCGGTGCTGAATATAACATAGATTTGTTAAGCAAATCGGATGCTCAAATCGCGGAACATGTTTTAAGCAGTGAGATCGCAAAGCACATAGGAAGAGAAGTAAAGCGTCCAACTATCGCTCCTGGGACAATTTTTAAATATGACCCCCCTGCATTCTTATCATTTAAAACAGAAGTGCTGAAAGACGCTTTCGAAAAGTGCAAATCCGCAATTTTCGAAATTCCCCGCGAGGGAAAGTTACTTCTTCCGCTTGAGCTTACTGGTGAGATAGTAAAAACTAAACGTAAGGGCATAAAAGTAAATGTGGGCAATTCCACGTATCAGATCGGCTTAGGCGGTTTACATAGCTGTGAAAAGTCAATTTCACATGAAGCCGACGGAGATACTATACTTACCGAAAAGGACGTTACGAGCTATTATCCTTTTATTATTTTAAACAATAAGTATTTCCCGTTGCATATAGGGGAAGCGTTCTTAGACAGTTACGGTGATGTAGTACGCCAAAGGCTTAAAGCAAAACAACTCAATAAGCAAAGCAAATGTGAAAAGGAATCCCTTAGAAATAGGTTAAACGAATTAGGCAAAAACGGTATTAAGAAGGAGTATTTACGTTTAGAATCAATAATAGATTTAAACACAACCATATCAGACTCATTAAAAATTACAATTAACGGGTCGTTCGGTAAGTTTGGCTCGAAATGGTCGAAACTTTATTCGCCTCACCTTATGATTCAGGTTACACTTACCGGCCAACTTTCGCTTTTAATGTTAATCGAAATGATCGAATCTCAGGGAATCCCCGTGGTATCGGGCAATACCGACGGCATCGTCATAAAATGTCCCAAATCAAGATACCGAGATCTTGAGATGATCTGCTTAAAATGGGAATCCTTGACTGCATTTAATCTTGAGGAAACCCGATATTCGGCCCTTTATTCACGGGATGTGAACAACTACCTTGCTATCAAAGAGAAAGGTGGTCACAAGGGCAAAGGGGCGTTCTCTTTCCCGGATTTGGATGCCGGAAAGTTCAACCTTTCGAAAAATCCAGTGAACCAAATATGTGTTGAGGCTGTGCTTGCCCACATTAAAACCGGAAAACCTCTACTCGAATTTATCCAGGCCAGCAAAGATGTTAGGAAGTTCGTAACAGTACGGAATGTTAAAGGCGGTGCTGTAAAGAACGGGGAATATTTGGGCAAAGCTATTCGGTGGTATTATAAGTTCGGTGAAATGGGAACAATAAATTATCAAAACACAGGAAATAAAGTCCCTAAAAGCGACGGCGCAAAACCTTTAATGATTCTGCCCAGTGAACTTCCAAAAGATATTGATTATAAAAGATACGAAACGGAAGCTGAAGATATTTTAAACGATATAGGATTTTATGAAAAGGCGAAGCAGCTTAACTTATTTTGAATTTCGTGATAAAATAGCATTCAAAACATAATCAAACCACAGGAGTCAATAATGTGCGATGAGTTAGAAACAGCAGTTAAGTGCTTGATACGTTCCCGTGAATACATCAAACAAGCCCGTGATGAGGCGGAAGCAAGACACGATAGTTATGGTGAATTTTATATGGACGGCGGCATGTTTGAAATTATGCAGGAGACGGAAAAGTTGCTTGGCGAAATAAACATTGCAGTCAACAACTTCAAAAAACTATAAGAATAAACTTATTTTGATTCTATGAAAGGATGAATGGGATGTTTCATAATAAAATTCTCGAATTAATCCGGCTTGAAACCGGACATGAAGGAACTATCGGCGTTTTAAAAATCAACAAGCGAGTATTCTGCTCAACTTTGGAACCGCCGGATCTTCAGAACGCCCGGGGCGCATCCAATATTCCCGCAGGACAGTATTGCTGCGGATTTGTTCTGAGTCCGAAATTTGGACCGGCGTATGAGGTCCAGAACGTCCCTGGGCGATCCTCTATCCTGTTTCACGCCGGCAATACCGTGGACCATACTCAGGGTTGCATTTTGCTCGGGCAGTATCCTGGGAAGCTACGGGGCGACCGCGCCGTGTTGAACTCCGGTAAAACGTTTAAGCGATTCATGGACATTGTCGTCGATGAGCCTCAATATTTAACCGTATTAGAATGTTATTGACTATCAAAGGAGATTTCATGAATCAGCCCGATATTCGACCGATCAGCCCCGATGAATATCAACTCCAAATGCCATACATCTACACATGGCGCGATGCCGGCATCCTCAATCGGATCACCGTCCCTGCCGGATATATCAACGACGGAGCCAGTGTCCCCAGGCTCCTGTGGTCTATCGTGAGACCTGACGGGCTGATCCGAGCAGGCGCCCTGATACATGACTGGTTATGTGCTCACGCCGGACATATTCCGGTCGATTCCCACCAGATTCTCCGAAATGAGGAATGGATACCTGCTGGCAAGATCTGGGCTCGTGCCGAAGGTGACGCCATGTTCCGCAGGATAAACATCGAAGCGAAGATGTCCGGATGGAAGGTTCATGCGACCTATATCGCAATAAGGGCCTGTGGCTGGGTAGGGTGGAAAGATCGTGGAGATGAAGTTGCTGCGAGAATCAAAGAGCAGCGAATCTCAAATCGTTAAGCGGCATATAAAAAGGAGCCTTACGCGGCTCCTTTTTTATTTTCAGTAATGTTGACAAACTCGTTGACAAACTAATTAAACAGTGCGATAAAGAACTTGAAACTAACATTTAACGAAAGGAAAACAAAGTGATGAAAAAATCAGATGTTAAAGATGATTTAGTAACGGTTCAGAAAAAAGGTAACTCTCCTGGTTTTACGATCCCGAAAGCACCGGCAGAAAAATTCAGAATTAAAGAGATGAACGAAATTATACCAAACAGATTAAGCGACAACCTTTACGATGCTATTGAAAAAATGAAATACACCATTGACGACAAAGGTCAAAAACTACCGAACGGGCTTGCTTCAACTGTTTGGATACATTTAGCTGATGCTGTTTCGCGGGGTCACATCACGCCAATGGAAGCATGGGATACTTTATCATTAGGATATGTCGCCGAACATTTACTTGTTAGAGAAAGTGCATATTCACATTTGATTTAAACCGGAGCACGCCCCTTTCGAGGGGCAAACGAAAGGAATTAAAATGCCAGCTTCAAGAAAAGTCAACGTAAGAAAAGTCAACGGCGAACTGCATTTTATCACCGACGGCATCAACGCGATCCCCACAGGTTGCAGATCGAAAAATGAACTTCTTGATCAACTTGATATCAGATATAATTACGCCATCGAAATTGTATCTGATTGACGTATGAAAGACTATTTAAAACCTACCAGATCACGCGGGGCTTTAATCGAAAAATGTTACAAAGTCATAAATTTCGCGTTAAGTCGAAACACCTTCACGGCAAAGGATATTCAAGACCATCTTCAATGTTCAAAGCAAACAGCACAGAAGCACATTGAAGCAATGAGCTTATATTTTGAGCTTTCTGAAGATCCTGAAACCGGCAGGAATGGACAAATTACTTACCTAATGATTATTGATTGGGAAAAGAAAGATGAAAGGAAACCCGGAAACAGATTAAAATATCCATTTGATAAATTGGCTATCGGGGGGTTTGAGTTATATAATAAAAAGTGCATATCTGTTAATGCTTTACGATGTGCTGCTATAAGATACGGCGTAAGGCACGATAAACGATTCGGGGTTTACACATATAGTGAAGTTTACAAGGTGGTAAGGTTACGTTAACAATAACGCAAGAGAGGTTTGAAATGAACACCCAATATAATGTGTTAGATTTAGCTCGCTTAGCATCTAACATAACCGGCCATCCTTTGTGCTTCATGCTTGAAGCAGCAGACTTTACCTTCACTGTCATTTTCCCTAAAAATAAAGACGGTATAAGCGGCCTTAAAGTGTCCAGGGGATTGGGTGACGGTAAGGCGCTTGAAGTGTTATTTGAAAGAATGGATCATTACACAAAATAAAGGTTTCGTCCAATGAGTGATGTATTTAAAAGTACCGAAAAAGTTAAACTGTCGTCTAAATACACAGGCCGCCCCGCGATCTATAATTTTAAAGAACTTAAAATCGGCGAATCATTAAGACTTGATAAAAATAGTGTAAAGGCGTCAAGATTGCGAAGTGCCGCGAGTCACTATGGAAAACGGCATGGAAAACAGTTTAGTGTCGTGACCCATGACGAGTTTTACGAAGTTGCAAGGGTTGATTAAAATATTGATAAAGGGTTGACAAAGTTTTCATTGAACGTTATGTTCTATTTAACTTTAACGCAAAACGAAAGGGAATAAAGAGATGAACAAAATCCACACACACACACACACACACACACACACACACACACACACACACACACACACACACACACACACACACACACACACACACACACACACACACACACACACACACACACGATAAACCGTCTTTAGTTGCCGCCTTCACCTCTGCAATGTTATCAGATTCGGACACCTTAATCAGGCATGAGCGCAAATCGGGAACAACTGAACTTTTCATAAACGGCGAAGGACGGTCACTTGCAGGGGCGGTAAGTATTGAAAATTATAACCGTCAAGCTATCGCTTCAAAATCTTCAAAAATTACGTTTAAGCCGGTAACCGATAAGGAGATTATCAAAATTCATAGAAGGGTTTTGAAGGATCGAAAACGGGCCGTTACCAAAATGAAACGTGCTGCTATTAAAGTACTATGTGGGTAAAGGGGAACGATAATGGCATCGAGTATAAAGACAGATACTTTTGACAAAAACGAAGCATTGAAAACTTTCAATAATTGCGGCTCATGCCGTCATAGGATCGGCAAAGCCGAGCGTAAAAAGCGTAAAAAGCGTAAACGTCGCGCATCAGCACAATGGAACCAAAGAGACGCTAAATAAATTTTATAAACCACCGTAATGATAAGAGGTATAAAATGTATCCGGAAAAACAGTCTTTCAAAAGGTCGCATGTTATTGTAGATACACCCACATACGCGTTCCATAAGTTTCATGACGATAATGCTTCCGGCGCTCCCATTTTCGTTGTCGGACCCCACGCAGGTAGGCACGTCAACATCATTCAGCGGCTCGTTGATACTTGCGTAGCAGAGGGGCGGCCCGTGTACTCCTACGAGCTGAAGAGTGCGAACGACGAGAACAAAAGCACAACCATCGAAGACCTTGTACAAATTCTTTACGATTGCGTTACTCTCATCGGCGAGCCTGTTGACCTTATCGGGGTATGCCAAGGGGCGTGGCTTGGCGGCCTCTTCGCCGCAAGGTTTCCTGATCTGGTTACAAAGTACGCCAATATCGTCGGCCCGATCAATACCCGCACCGGGCAGGATAATGCCATCGAAAAATATATGAAACATCCGGGCATTGTCGAATATCATCAGAAGAAATTCGATGCCAACGGTGGCATCCAGAAGGGGGATGATCAATGGTTCGCATTCAGCATGCTGGACCCTTGGGAAACTTATTTAGGCAGGTTCTTTACTCAACAGCAGAACCTTTTCTTCGGCCTCTTCACTGATAAGAGCAAAGCGATTGAGAAGTGGGAGCATAACAATAGCTGGCACGATGACCAGCAGGATCTCGGCGCGTGGTTCATGGAAGTGATGAAGTGGCATTTCAAGGACAATAGGATATATGAAGGTACATTCCCCAAGATTCTTGGGGAGGATGTGAACTTCAAGAACATAACCTGCCCTGTCTTCCTCTTCGCGGGAGGTACGGATAATATCACAAGTACCCGTCAAGTTTTGGACATGGCAAATATTGTGGGATCAACGGAAATACATAGTGTAATATTCGAGAAGGATGGTCACACAAACGCTTTCAATCGTGAAAAATCACTCAAAATTTTCAGAAAAATGTTTTTCGAAAATAAAACCTTTGAAGTTGCCACGGATGAAACGGAAAGGGAGATGGAAGAGGCGACGGCAACAGCTTAAATTGACACGGGAGATTTTCTCTCTGATATTTATGAAGATTGCATAATTCGCTGAGATAAGCGAAGGGGTTTGGAAATGAACAGTTACGATGCAACTTTGAATTTAGTTGAGTTTTGCGGAAATTCTCAGTCTAAGGTGTTGAGTTGGGAGGATTTGAGAAAAATGCGCAATCGCAAAGAACGTACTGAACGCAAAAGGCGCAATCGCATTAAACAGAGTGTGTCCGCAGCATGGGAAAGAAAGGCGATGCTCAAAAATGACTCCTGAACAAATAGCAAAAAGCGGGACGGAATCGGCCCATCAAAGAGCTGTCTTTGCATGGGCCGCGCTTAACCGGGAAAAATACCCTGAGCTCGAAAAATTTATGTTCCATATTCCCAACGGCGGTTCGAGGGGCGGGACTACCCGCTCCAGGAAAATCAGGGGCGGTAACCTCAAAGCAGAAGGGGTAAAGCCGCACGTTCCCGATATCTTTATTTCTGTGGCCCGTCACGACGTCCACGGGCTATATATCGAGATGAAAAAGCCGGGTGAAAAGCCAAGGAAAGGTCAAAGAGAATGGGGTGAAGCCGTCAAAAAACAGGGCTACGGTTGGATGTATTGCGATAATTGGGGATCAGCCATTGAAGCCATCACCTTATATATGGGGTGAGAATCTGCAAAATGAACTTTTTAAAAATTTGATTATCAATTATGAAAAACTTTATTTTACGAAATATACCGAACGACGTTCACATGGGGATAATCGAATATTGCGAACGAGTCAATGCCGATCCATGGCGACTTTCCGTCAAGCAACCTAAATTCACAATGAGAGCTTTTATACTGGCGGCAATACGGGAAAAATTAAACATTACACGAAAGGACGGCTGAATGCTGAGATTATTTCAAACTATTCTATTTGTAACGGTACTCATTACATTCGGCATCGTCGGAACGTCCGATTATAATGACGCTGTTGCATACAATGAACATCGACAAATGCAAACCATCAAATACAATTTGCCTAAATAGTTATTGACAAGTTGCTAAGCAACGTGCAATAATTAGAAACTTTAAAAACGGAACGAATGATTAACAAAACGGAGATTTGAAAATGACTTACAATGAATTGAAAACAGCAGCCGCCCTGCTCAATGCGGAATGCAAGGCGGGAATCAAGTGCGTGGGCATCAAGTCCGACGTTCTCGAAAGCGAGTTTGTTGAGGCGTCAAGATATTTTGCCGGGGAAGCTGAGAAAACCGGAACCCATCTTTCTGAAGAGCTTCAGGCGTTTTTCAGAGATATTACCGGCGAGGAACTGCACAGTTGCGAAATTGACCCCCTGCCTACCCCTGCGGCTGCGGCTACTCCTGTTCCGACCTCTTCGGGCACAGGATACTCCAGGACGGTTACCGCAGAGACACCCTCTTCGGTCGTTGCTGCAAACGTTCCCGTACCCAAAAGAGCAGCCAAGCGTAAGGCTTCTGCCCGGCATCCGTTCGCTGATATGGAACTGGGACATTCCTTTTTCGTCCCCTGCACCGAAGACCGCCCTGATCCTGCGAAATTCATGAAGAGTACAGTCGCAAGTGTTGTGCGTAAGCATTCGATCCCCGACGCTTCAGGAGCCACAAGGACCGTTACCAGGGGGCCGAACAAAGGTAACACTGTGCCAGTCATGGTCCCCACAAAGGACTTTGTTTGTTGCGCAATCGATTCCGAACACCCTATCCCCGTTCCCGATGCCGATCCGATCACGGACGGTACACCATGGGGTTTCCCTGGCGTTGCTGGTGCCGGTATCTGGCGAATTGCTTAGGTTTCTCCGTTCCTGAGCTGTAACGTTCGCCGCCATTCGGCATCCTGCCCGGCCCTGCAAAACCCTTACTGGGAATTGTAGTACGATCGGGCAAGATGTCGAATCTAAAAACATCAATCCTTCTCACGGGCCGTTGTTAACCGGCACAAACCAAATCAGCTTGGTGGTTAATGACGATCCGAAAGAAGGATTGATTGAAATTGGAGGTAATTTGTTATTCTTCATAATTCTGTCTTATGAACATTGGTGGCCTGTTATTAAGTTTATCAGAAACCCAATCTTCAAACGAACGGAAAACATCAACCTGCATCGCTTTGCGCCGGAAGTCCACGGTAAACCCGGAAACCGCACCGTCGAGGCCGGTGTATGGAATCATGGAATGATAAGCCCGGCAAAATTCAGAAACCGCCAATCTGTGGGGATTAGTATGGATCTGATTTAAAAATCATTGCATAAAAACCCGTACTTCAAAAACCCGCCTAACGCAACGAGCGTCAAGCGGGTTTTTATTTTGGAATAAATTGTAAAGCCCGGTTTCAGGAAATTGAAAACCGGGCTTTAATCATCCCCAAGGCGTTATTATTGGGATTTAACAATTTTTTGTAACAAAATTACATAGCGCAGCCTCCTTTCAGTTATAGTCCTATTTTCACCATAAATCCCTTCCCTTTTTATATAAATAAATCCGTGTATTCACACCGAACAACGTTCTCATGGCCCGGTTCGGCCTCGTCAAGGCCCCAAATCCAGTCCTCCGACTGAGGCTCGCCCAAGCATGCGGCAAGGGTTCCGTCCTCGTTACGGTAAATAAAGAGGATTACCGCATGATGCTGAACAAGTTCGTCGGCCGCATTGTATCCTTTGAAGAAGCAGGTTTTTGCGGTAAGATTTCCTATCCCCTGTTCTGCCAACCACCCAACAGTGATAGAGCAGGAGTCGTCGCAGTCCCTCTCGTTGGGTATGTGCTTATACCTGTGAGACGGAGACGCTTTCAGTATCTCATAACACTGAGCCTTCGTTGGAACCAGATATGCTGAATCCGTGATTTCGATGTCGGCCAGTCCCAGGTAATCGTTTGAATACAAGAAGCCGGTTATCTGGGACTGGCTATATTCGATCGGTGCCGGGTCAAGGATGAGTTTCGGTTCCAGCAGTTCAAGGAAGTATTTTCCGCCAGCCGACCCCATGAGTGCCAGCCATGTTTCGAGATCTTCGAGCATTGGGGATCCAGCATACTTTTCTGCGACCTCTGCGACCCGGTCAGGGTGCCATGGGCTTTTACCCCCTGACAACTCACGATCACATAGCACATAGAAAAACGGCCACCCGTTGCCCTGTTTTGATTCCAGGTCGATCCTGAGCAACTCGTTTTTCTCTGCCTGTAGATTAGGAAACAGGATCCCCATTGGATGGTAATACCCCTGAGCGGCCAAAGCTTCTTTTACTGTCATCATAATTTACAATCACCTTCCTTACTTTAAGATTTCCCGAAGACTTTTACGATAGTCAATCTTGGCTTTAATCGAAGAATGGAAATCGGCATCGGAAATGAAGCCCTTAGCCTTGAGAACATCGATGAGATCTTCCGTTATCCTCGCCATATCTTTATCGGTTGCGTCGAGGCCATGCAAGGCTTCGATTGCATCAGAAGACAAACCAGGGTCATCCATTTTGTCGGGGTGCTTACCTGTCCAGGGGATCTTCGTGATCACCACAGTGGTTTCATTTCCGTCAGAGTCCAATACCGGAATATGATGACCAGAGACAATCCACGCCTCGAAAGCTTTAAGAGGAGTAAGGTTTTCCGAAGGGGGTATAATTGCGCCCGGATACATGTCTTTCAAGATGTCCAGCTTGTAAAAGTCTTCTTTGCTGTCGAGGAAGGCCTCAAGTTCCGATCCGGACAAGTCAACAGGAGCAACGTGGGTAAACTCGCAATCAGTACCATCCACATCCGGGATAATTGCGAATACCCACTTCTTTTTGTCATCTATTGGTAGTGTTCCGTTTAAAACGATCAACCTAATCGCCCCCCTTGAATAAAAAGATTTACATTTGTCCATGTCCCACCCCGGGTCAGGGACACTAAGCCATCCAACACTTTGGTCGTCCCGTTATTTGAGGCACCCACACCAGCAACGGTGCAATGCAGATTCGTTCCTACAGGGGAGGTATACAGCGTGTCATTCACGTTTACGCTGGTGCCAGTGAGCCATGTATTAATACGTTTCATGCTTGCAGGTAGCTTACCCTTAGAGAGTAGGTGGAGGTCGTAGCTGGTATTGGCACTAATGGTTTCAGAGGACAGAAGCGTAACATAGCTATCGAACATAATTTCTTCTTGCGGAATAGGCGCGTAATTGCCTTTGCCAATGTGGTCACCAAAGACGAGCATGGGCTTGTGGAACTGAACCGCTTCACCTGAAATGTATCCCCATAATCCAAAACTTACTTCAGTGGCATCTATTGGTATATCGACGGTAACTTCCATCCACTGCTCTGCCCCATCACCAGAATGCTCGGCGTCTGTGAAACCCGCGCTTGTTAGTATAGCAACAGCCGCGCTTGACGCCGCTGTTGCCGTTGCATAGGCCGCAAACGTTACGGTTCTACCACGGAACCTTTTTAAATGGCTCTCCGCAGATGGGTCTAAAGGCCATGATACACGCTTGTTAGCGCCCTGGGGGGTAAAGTTAAGCCCGCCATCAATAATGTGTAAGGGTAGTGACGCTGCACGGATCCACCCGTCTGGACCAAATGCAGTAGCCCCGAAGTATCCAGGCACCATCCTATATCCTGTACCAGGGGCACCGGAGTCCGTCAAAGACGTGTCGGTGAGCGTGAAAGAAACATTCTCCACTACGCTATCAACCCTTGCGATAGTCCCGCTGAAATCCCCGGAGTCAAAAGTAAACAGATCGCCTTCTTTAAGGCCTTGAGTATTCGCGGTAAGGCACACTCCGAATGTGACATCAGTAAGGGTTATCTGCGTGCCGTACTCCTCAAGCGTCGATTGGGGGTTAACCGAAAATTTGCTATTGTCGAGGAGGTTGTGAGACCGATATAAATTACCCGTTAGCAGAGTATGTTGTGCAGAAGTTAAATGGTAATATTCATCTGTAGTTCCGCCTTGAATGGATATCGTGTCATTGTGGGGTATGATAACAGATGGTGTAAAAACAACGTCAAAAGCGCTGTGAAGCTCTGTAAAAGACGTAGCGCTCTTATAGATAATAACCTTCCCGACCACGAATGCGAAAGTTGATAGTCTGGTTGGTAGTATTAGTGGGGGCTGTGCATCATTTGCTTCGGCCAATTTGTAAGAGCCTTGACCGTATAACACATGAACATCACCATCGAATTCCTGATATAGCCAAGCGACTCCGTATCTGTTATTTCCGATCTCTGCGAGCGTACCACTATCGTCGTCATAATAAAAGTTGTCGATTTGTGATTGATCTGCAACCTCAGTCCATCCGGTGCCGGCGTCACGATAAAGATATGTAAATGTATCAGCTCCAGAACTGTCAAACTCAGCCAACGTGTGTTTGTCAGAGATGTAATAAAATGAACCTTCAGAGATATTGAAATTTCTCGTTCCAGTTTCATTGACAATTAACCCGTCGGACCTTTGGAATCCGTTGACCTCAAAATCCTGAATTAAAATCCGGTGAGCAAAATCAAACCTCCTGCTCCCGGCTTCAAGGATATGGAGCGTTGTATCTTCACGATAAATAAGCCCAATAATAAATTGTGTCGTGAAATCCACTGTGCTGAAATCATCAGTTGAACTGACTACAGGAGCCCCTCCGTTATAATCAATATATGCGTAATTGATAGCATTGTTAGTAAGAGTGACGTTTATATTTTCCGGCCAATCAAAAAAGATTGTATCGCCAAGGATGTTATCGGTTGTTTTTACTATTCCGCATCCAGCAGCAACAGTTATTGACCCATCAGTGTTATCGGCAAACTCGCCACCGCAAATAAGACCGGACGATTGAGTAATGTTAAACCAATCCTGCAAGTTCTCATATGTCGGGATTCCAACAGTATTGAAATTGACATAATCAGCATCGTTAAGTTCTGATTCCCAAACAGCCATATAACCCCCTAAATTACGATCTCAAAATCAATTTCACCAGATATAGAAACACCTCGGACAGCTGTGACTGGGGAAATAATCGAATCGGAAAAAGTGCCTGTTTTATCGCCTTGCGGCCAATCCTGCCACGTTGCCGTGTCAGCTACGACATCGGCGTCAGACGATGTCGTGTATTGAATTTTAGCCGTGTTTGCCCCTGCAATGACCGTGCACGTTACCCGGCCCCCAGGCGGCAAAGGCGGAATCGCAATAGCATCTGACGTGATTCCGTCTGCCAAAGTTTCCGTATATGTAAACCCGTTGTATCGACCTTCTCTTGGTGTCATTACCATAATTTTGTCCTTTCAAATAAAGTAAACTTTACATTCTAAAGCCCATAGATATCGTTCGAACTACTTCATCACGATTTGTCACAATTTGTTTTATTGCATCAGATAGAGCCTCATTTAATGTGCCGGTTTTTGGATCATATTCACCTTCAATTATCCCATCCTCTGCAACACCAATAGAACAAGCTACTTCGAGAAACCGCTCACCCGGTTGTCCGTCATCAAATATAGTAGCCTGAACAAAATATATTTGGCATAGAGTCGTTTTCGTATGCACAACTATATGCTCGAACTTATTTATAAAATACAATATCACTTCATCATCATTAATTGAGAATACTTCGAGGGCACCTATTGGAGTTTCAAACGTTAGAGTTGTGCTGTACTGCCAATCGGAATCAGCGTCACTCGATATGGCGTGGTATTCTGTATGTGTCGGGCTGGTTTGGATCTCACGGGTAACATCATTCGACCACCAGTCCACAGTGTCCCCGCCTCCAATGCTGAGATAGGCTTTAAAGTCTAAATAAGTGTTAGTTTTTGACCGATAACAACTACTCATGAGATAGTTAGCAATCGCTATGTAAAAATCTATAACTCTGTTACTCTCGCGAAGCACAGTGTGATACCTTTCACGAGGATAAACGTCAGGAGGATCTAACGCCACCCATTCGGTGTATTCGTGAGTGACCACCCTTTCCGACACCTCAAGTGAAAAATAACTATACATAGAATCGCCGCAAGAAGAATCAGTATCGTCATCGTAATACGAAGTACCGTGCTCAAATGTGTCCAGAGGTTCAACTTCCACAGGATCTAAATACGAACTGTCCCAATGACGAGTTATCGCAGCGCTTATTGTCTTACTGAGCCAATATGACAAATCGTCATGTTGGCAAGGCATGCTAACGAATCCGCCAATCCCATCGGGAATGGTTGTGGCAAAAGCGTTTGTTTCAATATCCCAAACGAATGACGTAATGTCACTACTCCCATACCATCCTATTTCGACAATTAACCAAGTATAACACGACTTAGGATTATCTTTAAAACCTATGATCTTCGGCGATTCCCAATCTTGATTATCAAACATGATAAGCACTTCATCATCGGCCTCAAAAGCTCCGCCGTCACAAGACATGTATTCGATAGGGACACTTGATAAATCAGTTGTTTGATTAACGTCTATGTTTTGTTGACTACTTGAGGCGGCTTCTAATGTAACGTCCGCTTCATTTCCGTTACGAGAGTTAATAACACCGAAACGAAATGTGGGCTTCCATTTCTGCCATCCCGGTAACATTGCCAAATTGTAAAAAAATTGTTCAGCTGTAGTTGCGATGACAGGAAGTAATTGACCGTCACGACTTGTTGAATATGCAGCATTCTCCTCATATCCAGGTTGAATTAACAGAACCCCTCGTTCGCCAGGAACCTCGACAGTACCCACATTGCCGGTCAACTCTTCAGATAAATCAGCACACCATGCTGATACCGTTTCATCTTCAGGGATATTATTCTCAAGAAAATCTTTCCGTTTTTCAAGTCCGGTTCTTTGTAATTTAACAACATTTCTTTCAGGTCCATCAGGGAGCAATGCAATTCGTTCGGTTAAAGTGACGATTCTAATTTCGAGCGCGGCTATTTCAGCGTTAATTTTGTCACGATAAAAATTAACTTCAACCTGATACTGCCCATCTGTTCCGCCACTTATGATCGCGCCTTTACCCATTACGCTTCCGCCACCTCCATCTGTTGTGATCCACCGCCAATAACGTGAGTGATCAAACCGACTTCGAACACATCAGACCCTACTGTGAAACTATCTCCCGGATTGAGATCAAAGTCAGCCCTTGGGAAACGATATCTTGCTTTTGCATTTGCTGATAGCGTGTAATAAAAAGGACTTTGCCTCGTCCTAAAACCCTTTGTAGAATAAGTATTAGTTCTGTGACCCGATAGAGTTATTGATTGTTTGTTTGCACCCTGATGAATAACGACATTTTCAAGCGTAACTCTCGCGATCTCCTCTCTTTGGATATAGGAATCATTTTGCCTATATGCCATTTCAACTACCATGTCAGCATCCGCTCGAACCGAGATGGCACCTGAGTAATCAAGCCCAGGAATAACAACGGATAAATACGACGGGTCACCGTTTCTCAGTCTGCTTTGAAACGATGATATAGGAATCTCAATATCTGGTATTCCCGGAACTTTCGTTAGCGAAAATAGGTAACAAATATACGCACGTTCAGTTGTGAATGTCACGGCGGCAGGATCTTCAGGATCTTCAGGATCACCTGTCGTGATAGAAAATCCTATGATTATTTCAGGTGACGCTAAAAGAATTGCTAAATCAGAATCGTGATCGCTTGTGACTGTGATTTCAGGCGATGCTAAAAATAAACTGATATTAGTTGCCATACTCGACGATATTAAAATTTCAGGCGTCTGAATAAGCGCACCGGTAAATATTTCACCAATTGAATGAGAGGAATTAATTATTGCTTCAGGTGACGAAAGCTGAATCTGTATATCTGATGACGCTCCGATCACAATTTGGGCTTCCGGTTGAGCCACTGATATCTGAGTATCTGACGAGTTTGATAACGCCACAACAATTTCAGGCGTTTCAATTCCGACCCCAATGAATAAATCCCCAGACGATTGTATGACTACAATTGACGCTTCAGGCGAACCAATGTCGATTTGTATATCTGCTGAATTTGATAACTCTATAATAATTTCGGGCGTTTGAATTGTACCATCCCAGGGGAGAGGATCTTCATAGGGCGCCGTAGGTGGAGTGAAGTCAGATGACCATGCAGCTTCCCCCTTGAGGATTCGGAACTCGTCTATGAATCCCACAAGGCTATACGTAATGAGGTTACCCGCGTTACCAATGGTTAAATCATCAGCGGAACCAATTGCTACGGTATTTGTGGTGGATGCCTGCTCGACCCCGTTATAATATAAAGTGGTTGTACCTGAAAGCTTTACTAAAGCAATATGAACTTGCTGACTTGTTGGCGGAGGGGATGTCTCAATGAGAGTTACCCCGCCTACTCGCCATTGCAGCACACCGCCAATGGTTCGAATGTAGTAATCACGATCCCCGATATCGAACTGATAATTAGTAGCCGAAAAACTCGACTTCCACACCCAATAGTCGATAGTGAAGTCACCCGTTCCTAAATCGAAGTCGCCGTCATTGGTAACAACCAGGCCGCCACTACCCTCAAATCGAATACTTGTCGCGCCGAATTTTTGTTGGTTAGTCGAATGGTACGCAGTACCACTTTTAGCCATCGGATGATCATTGCCCGAACTATCGACAAAGGTCGTCGATTCGTGCGTGGTGTCAGAATGGATTAATAGAACGGGGTCACCCATACTTACATTCCTCCTGCTTTGGGGAAATTAGGTAAGGCTCACTGCAATATTCTGAAGCTGAATACTTGAGGCGTCATTGATTGTGTAGTCAGTCCCGAAATCAACACACGCAATGACTGTATCATCGGCAGTGGTGTCATCATAAATGATATACGCCCCTGTCGGCCCGATAGCGCCCCCTGAAGCCGTCCATGTGGCGTTGTCCCAAGTTACAGCAGCCTTGTCGTTTGTATCGTCTTCCACAAGGCTAACGCCGGTTAGCACTTTAGCATCCTGCGTATACCCGTACTCTGTAGCGAGTTGATCAGAAGTAACGTCGGAAAGTGTAGCGTGACTGTCTTTGTCAAAGGTAAAAGTTGCGTTCATCAGGATCACTTTGAAAACATCACCCCCACTACCAAAGTTAACATCACCACTTGCAATTTTAAATTTAGCATGGTTTGAAACTGTCGCCACTACTGCCATTTTATCCATCCTCTCTATTTTTAATTAAAATTGTCATCGACAAGTCACCGTTATCAATTCTGACCCTCTGTATTGAAGAGTAGAAAAGACCATCGGAAATCGAAACTAAAACAAAAGTTTCATTTTTAAATATACCCCATAAAAGATCAGATTGCGCTTTATTGAGTCGTGCATAAACTGAAAGAGTCCTGTCACCATCTGAATATCCGCTATGAGTAATTACACTGCCGCCGTCAAGGGTCACCACTCTGCTAATTCTCACAGTATTGCTTTTGAGTACTGAAGTTAACGTTTCGTTAATAATGACAGCGCCCGTAATGTTTTGAACAATAGATGAAATAGATATCATGTCGGTATTCCTAATAAAAATTCAGCAGCGGATTCGGACGCCCTGGCTTGAACTTTTTGAATTATTTCCCACATTACAAGTTCAAGCGACGGCTCTAAACCAGTTGAATCAATTTTTATTTCCATCTCTCCACCAGTTTCTTCAAACGCTTTGTTTTTTAATTCAAGATATTTCGTTTGCTGTTCAACTAAACTTTTTTGTAAATTGAATTCTTGCTCTCTAAACTCCTGCTCTTGCCTTAAAACGTCTTGAGCCGCCCATTTTTCAATAAAACCTTCACCCTGTCCCATAGCCCCTAATGCCACACCTATTAAATCGCCTGTGCTTTTAATACCCACATTTACAGAATCGAACGCTGACTCGACTTTGCGCATATCCGATTCAAATTCTGCTATTTCAATTTTCGCGGTCCATTCAACGGCAGTCTGTAAATTCTCAGCATTGGCTTTGATCTGCGCAATATTTTGATCAACCTCTTTGATATCAAGTTTAGTTAAGATTTCAAGAGTCTTTAACGGGTCAAGATTTTTTGCAAGTTCTTCGGCGCTTTTCTCAGCTTTTGATGTATCAATTTCCGCTTCAATTGGAATTTTAATAGTTTGCCAGCCGCCGGATTCTGTCCAGAATGCAAGTTCACTGAATGCCTGTTTTGCTTCTGAAGTATCGGCCTTAATTTCAACCACGACAGGATCGGCAATTAATCCGGCGATAATGTTTTTGACTTCGTCAAAATCACCTCTTTCAATAGCGGCTGTTATTTTGGTTGAAATGTCCGGCGGAATCTCTTCAAACAAACTTGTGTATTCTAATATTTCTTCCGAAGGCGTATCAGCGGAAACAGTCGTTAATGCTTCATCGGGAATTGCATCAATTAACTCCCCGGCCTTTATAAAATCCCCTGCATCTAACGCGGCCGAGATAGGTATCGATATCTCGTCAGGAAGTTCTAAGGAAGCAAGAACTTCGTTCATTTCTTTGATTTTTGCGGCGGAATCTTCTTCAGCTTTTGTAATGCCGAGTAACGATTTAATAGCAGTATCAGCAGCGACACCGATGGCCCCTAAACCTACAACAAGACCAACAGGGCCGGTTATTAACGCCACAAGCGAACCTATACCGCTTATCAATGCCCCGCCTGTTGAAACGATACCTCCAAGTACAGCAAGTTGAGTACCTATGGCTATAACATTCCCAACAAGTGATTTTGACCCCTCGTCAAGATCGTTAAACCATTTCACCATGTTTGAAATTGCAGTAATCGCCGGAGAAAAAGCATCGACCATTCCACCTGTTACCGTAACAACACTTTCGATCGAATCTATTATTGTTTGGATTGCGTTTTTAAGACCTTCGAGTGTAGTTAAGTCAAAATCTTCACGGGCAAAAATGTCGCCTATTTGGTTCCATATTTCATCGGCGGCATCAACAAGTCCTGAGAAGTCAGCACCTTCAAAAGCTCCAGGTATATCTTCGGCAATATCAGCAAAAAGTGAAGCGATTCTTTTTTTCGCAGTATCCCATATTGTAAGGTCACCAAAGCTTATTGCGACTGTTCGCCAAGCTGATTCGATTCGTTTCGAAAAGTCTTCTATCTTTACCGTTTCAGTAGCTTTTACAAAATCTTTAATTGAAGTTGTGGCCGTAGAAATTGACAGGGCAGCTTTAGTCCCTAACTCTTCAAATTGCGTTCCGAGCAAGCCCACACCAGCTTGCATTTTTATGGATTCTTTGTCAGTTTCATTAAGCTTCTTTATGACGAGGTTGAATGCTTCAATTATCGTCGTTTTACCTGAATCGATATTAGCCGTTAGTGTAGCGTTATCGAGACCTATAAGTGAGAGAGCGTCTTTCGTTGTTTTGCTGTCGTCAAGAATTCGCTTGCGGAATTCACCGAAAGCATCGGCAGCCTTATCTACTCCGAGCCAACCTTCTTGAAAACCTGTTTCAAGAACTGAAAAGAACTGCCCGGCATCAGCACCACCGTTTGCAAATTGAACCGAATATTCCCCTATTGATTCCAAGAAATCGCCCGAACCGTCTAAACCGTCTTGAAAGCCTTTAGCAACAAACCCGAAAGCTGTTTCGGAATCTATTCCGAAATTTTTGGTTAAAGTGCTTATCGCTGATAACGATTGCTCATACTCAACCCCGAAAACCTCTTGAAGTTTAAGGGCTTGTTCTGTAACTTTCCCAATATCAACGGACGCGTCGTCCCCGAATTTCTTTTGGGCAAGGGTAACGGCTTCAAATGCTGAAGCAAGATCATCCGCGTATCCAGTAGTATAAACTTCCTTTGCGATCTTTTCGAAACGTTCAACTTCCTCGACGGGTAAGCCAAGTGAAGCTTGCATTTTTAACGATGCGGTTTCTATGTCGGATGACATTTTAATTCCAGCAATGGCTATTCCAGCAATGGCCGTGTTTAAAGCCGCCACATATCCCGCAGCGTCAGCAAACGGCGCGCCGATGTCACCAATGCTGTCACCGAAGGCCTCCGCGTTCCCGCCTATGGTTTTCAGCGTTCCTGAAACGTTGTCAACACCGGCAAAGATGATTTCAATTGTCTTCTTAACGTCTGGCATTTCGTTCCTTCATTTCAGAAAAAAAGCGGTCCCAAAGTTCAATTTCAATATCCGCCAATCGGCCATACGGGAACATATCAGGTAATACTTGAAATAGAAATGCCTTATTGTGGAAGCACAGGGCCAATGCCGTTTTGACCCTGTTGTCTTTCCACAGGCGATCTACTCCCCCAAGCGGCCCTGCCCCGTAAGTGAAATAATCTTATTTGTCAGTTTGTAAAACGTTGTCGGGAAGTTATGAGCCAACTTTACCGCTATATTCTGCGGACACTTCGGAGAAACCGAACCTGAAACCAGCAAAGAAAACCGGCGCACAAGTTCACCAGGAGCTTTACTCGTAGGTAAACCGAGAGTTTCTTTAACAGCTTCAATTTTCTCTTTACCTGAACCGGCAGCAAGGGCGCCGATTAAACCGTCGATGTTCCGGTTATTCTCCACGGCATCGTTTGCTTCCGCAAGTTCACTACCTGACAAACATTTAACGACCCATACCGGCTTTTCATTTTCACCGAAAAATTTCGCAAGTTCGGGAACCGGAATATCGGCGGTCCTGTCCTTGAACTGTTTCTGCTCGAATTTTGAGATATCGAAAGCCATTAGTTAGCGAACCCCGCGCTTGAGGTTTCAGATGAAATTGTAACGGCGGCCTGATTCTGATCCGCAACAGGGAACGTCCGAGCGACACCGATAGTTCCCTGCGTGAGAATAAACGGGGTTTTATTCCGGTCGGGATAATGCCGAACAGTAGTCACCTGATCCTGTTCGGCCAACAGGGCATCGGTTACGTTGTCATCCATCAAGGCGACAAAACTTCCCTGGCCCAGGGATGTTGACACGGCGCCAATGGTACCGTCGTAGAACTGCGTTGACGCCACAGAATGACTGTTTTCAGCCGGTGTGAAGTCAAGGGTCCGGGAAATCTCTGTGAAAATTGGAGCGTAATATCTGACATACACCTGTTTGTATGTTGCACTCGCATGGATGGGCGGCAATGCGGATCCGAGTTTGATATAAGCGTTTTTCTTCGCCGATACCGCCGCTTTGTCACCCTCGCCGATAGGGTTAACCGACCATGTGGGGAAGTCATATCTTTCCGTATGCTGCCCTACCACCTGGAAGATCTCATCGGCTGAAATAGCCGCCGCCGTCTCAGTGATAACCCTGACCTGTCCAACCTCGACTGAATCAGCAGGGATTTCAGGAGGACCGCCGGGATCGCCGCGAACCACAGAGAATGTCTGATCGGCACTATCATCCCCGGCAACGACTGCAACGGCGCCCGCACTGGTCATCGTGATGGAATTGATTTTTGCCTTATCACCGGTGGGTCTGGTGATTGTATCGGTCGTTGCTGATACCGATTTGAGTATTCCGATTGAATACGCCGTGAACGCCGCGATGGTTACGGTATCATTTGTGGCGTGGGTTGAAAGAACACCACGACCCGTCACGATGCCGTTAGGCCGGATGATCGGAGCAAAACCTGATTTGCCTGAATAGATTGTTCCGCCTGAAATTGTATGAACGATGTGATCGCCACTATCAGCCATTGCCGCGTAATCATAAAGCGTTTGGCCCGATTCAAAATCGATTTTTGCGTTTTTGCTTGTTGCCATTTTTTACCTCTATGCTGTATAAGTTGACATGTTATTAATATCCGCCGCATAAATGACAGAAAATCTGACTAACGCCCCACACCAGGGGGTTTGCCCCTCTCCTATTTCATAATCGAATCCGTTAAAAACTAAATCGGAAACTGTGCCTCCAAGGTCAATACTTTCATCATCCGATACTTTAGGCGCCGAAGTTGACCTATTAAGCGCAACTACTATATCAGCCGCAAGTTTTTCGGCTATTGTCGAAAAAGGTTTATCTCTTGTTTTGCTGTGAATCTCAACAAATAAAGACAATTCCCGAATGTCCTTACCGTAGTTTCTTGAATTCGAAACGCCCGACGGCCAGAAATTAACAGCAGGAAGATCATGCCCTTGGAATGGGGTGAGCTTCGCCCTGGCGATTGATGACGGTTTCACAGTAACATTATACCCGTTTTCAGTAGTAATATTACCGAGTCGAGCTTCAACCTCATCGAGTATGGTTGTAATTGCTACAGTCATCAATCCTCACCTATCAAATTCGCAAGCCGACTCAACATTGTGGGTACTTCGTCTTCAGCCGCCTTTATCATACCTAATCTGGCGGGAATTACCACTTGTTTTTTGAGAATGAACATCATTTGCCCATTTAAAAGAATCCCGTATTTTCCAGATTTGGTTTTGATGACGGTCCCGCCCTGACTGAAGACCTCCCGTGCCTGAAGACGAGTGACCCCCGCTGCCGTTTTATTGGAAGGTAATGGGATGTTGAGGTATGGACCCCCAGGAACTCTTTTATATGCTTTTTTCGCCCGTACCGTGCCGCCGAATTCGTGAATAGGGGCATACACAAGTTCAAGACCGCCGACTTTTGAAGCACTGCCCACACTTGCACGTAAGATGTCGAGATCTGAACCAGATACAACAGAAACAATTGACCGCCGTAACGCTCCTGTTCTCACTTTCAACTTGTCAGTTGCGTTATCTTTGATCTTCTTATCAGCTTTAAAAACAGCTTCGGAAAACACTTTCTTAGCGTCTTTAAAAGTTCTTTCCGGTAACCGTTTCAAATACGCTTTAACTTCCGCAAGGTTTTTAACTTCGACGTTAAGCATATCACCACCTCAACGGATGCCGTTCGGAGTTTAACATTCTTTTAACTTCTTTAAGCAAGCCAAGGGCCGGGCGCGAAACAAAACCGCCTTCTGTTGATACTGATTCAGCTCCGATCTGCTCCTTCGATTGATACTCATAAGCTGTTTGAAGTAAAGCTGCGCGATTGATTGCGTCCGGTGCTTCGGAAACCCCGCCCGTGTAAGTGATTTCAATTTTAGCGTTGCTGACTTTTCCGTAAAGTTTTACACCGTAATTCGTAATTTCATAATCATTGGTGCCGTACTCTTCAGCGTTAGCACCTATCGTTACCGTTAAAGCCGAAACACTTGTTACGGGAACAGCTTTAAGGTGTATCATTTGCGTTGCGACATTTGAAGTGTAAATGGTAACGGTTCGTTCCGCACTTTCAAGCGCTCTTCCGAGATAATTTTCGATTGCAGCGGTAACGGACTCTCGTAAAAGGTTAAGGGCCGGATAATCCGTTATTGCTGCATCTCCGAGCCCAAGTAAAGCTTTAAGGTCAGCATATGTTACCAATTCAATTGCCATAGTTTAACCTCACGATCCCCTATTATCAATTTACCATCATCGAGCTAATCTTCTAATCCTTTAATCGGCTGAACCACAAATCCAAGTATGCGTTCACGCCGCGCCGCTCGCCGTCGGCCGATCACCTTTATCATCCTTGCCTTTCGGAAAGCTTCCGGGTCGATGGGGAACTTCTCGTCGTAGAGGATACCTTCAGGGTCGCTTCGATAGTCCCATATATCAACAAGCGATTCTTCGCCGTCTTCGCCGACGTTAATCTCAAGAGCCAATCCGAGAGGATGAAGGAATTGCCTGTTCAATTCCTGGAGATATCCTATTTTCCTGAACTCCCCGATATTCATTATTTACGCCACCCTTTTTTTGGCTTTTCGGGAGTTTCGATCACCTCTTCCGCTTCCTCTTCTCCTTCCAATATTTCGGGCGTTTCAACTGGCTCCGGTTCGATTCTGTTTTCTTTGACGGCTTCAGCCGCCCCTATTGAAATAAACACTTTTGCGAGATCTTCAGGAAGATTGACTTCCGAACCGACTTCATAAACGTTAACTGTGAAGCCGTCAATGCTACCTTTTTCAGTTCTTAGCATTTTGATTTTCATGTCCACCTCTTTATTTAAGCGGGGCCATTGATGACCCCGCTTTCAACTCATATCGTTACATCGCTAAGTCTTACTTTTTACGGCGCAACACTCCGCAGCGGCCCGAGTATCGATGTGACACCGAAAACGCAAGTGCCGCCGATAACCACGCTAAGGCGGCTATACCTTGCACGGGGATTCGGAACCTTGATAAGACCGCTCCCGGCTTCCGTAAGAGTCACAGAAACGGTGTTTCCGGCTGTCGCATCAGGTTCGGCTGTCCAGTCAACGTTGTTGTCGGAATACTGAAGCGTAGCAACAAACGAAGTCGCGAATGTTCCGCACGAAACGGGAAAGGCAGCTGATCCGCCATTGGCATGATCGACGGCAGCTGTGGTATATGTTGCAGCAGCTCTTGAAAGTGCCGAAAGTGCTTCTGCAATAGTATAATTTGTTCCGGGGTCCTGCCTCATGTTTCTTACTCCTCTTTTTTACAATTTGATAACACTTACGTTGCCGACAACGCAACGCTTCCGACATTTTCAAGAATAGTGCCGTTCCCGGCGCTATCGAAATAAACGGCGAGAGCATCATTGACATCGGCAAACGTCGCAATATCGTTAGTGCCGTCGAAGGTTCCCACAGTAAGGGTCAAAGTATGATCGCCACTGCCGCCCGGTTCCGTGGTGGCTTTGGCGATAAAAATACCCTGATGAGCCACCGAAGTGGCGATAGTCGCCGCAATTGTTACCGAAGTATGATTCAGTTCAATCGACTGCACACCGGCAGTCACTGCGCCGGAAACAGTAAGTTCCTGCGTCCTGGCGGATACATCAGCAGAGTTGTTGATTTCAGCAGCAGCTGCCGTGTTGCCGTCCATGGCATTAAGTTCAGCAGCTGTCGCCGTAACTTTAACGCCGTTGATACGAAGCACCTGTGTTTTTACTGAAGGTCTGTTATAATCACCCATTGATCATCCCTCCTTATGATGCCGCAATCTTGACACAAGCAAACGCTTCGGCCAATGTGACCTGACCACCCACCCGTTTTTTGATGATGAAACCGGTCTGATCGTATTCCGCGTAACGCTCAACGAGCCGCTGAACAGTAATGCCGGAACGATCCCTGATCTTGTAACCGGCCATGAGATCAGCGAAAACGACGGGGAAAGAACCTGCTGCAATATCGGGCATACCTTCAGGGTTTATGATGCCTTTTCCGAGAAGGGTTGCAGGTTCACCGGCAATAACCGAAGGCTGCCACAGATACCGTCCTTCACCGTCTTTCAGCTTCCGGATAACTGCCTCGGTGGTGGAGTTGAAGGCCCATCTGCCGTTTTTCCGGTAAGTCTTTTTCAGGCTGTAGAAACAACTGATGAGAGCGTCGACCCCGTTGTTCGTTTCATCGGAAAGGGCGTCAGCGACCCCGGATGCGGCATAATTCGCCTGAACCCTGGAGTCAGCAACAAACCCTTTCGGGGAATCGTCACCGGGAGCGGTTGAAAACCCGTCGTCTTCCGCTTCCGCGATGGCCCTGGCGAAAGCATCGGTCATTTCCCCGACGATATTCGCATCGGTATCATCCAATGTGTTGTTGGAAACCAGGGTGAGTGCCCGGAGATCGAAAATGGTGATCCGCTCACCGCCGGTTGTCAAATCCTGTGCAGTAACGGCGATATTTGCCCGGCCCCAGGCGACCGACGGCTTTGAAAGAGCACCCAACACAACGACATCCCTGCCGGTTGATCCGACCTGGCAGGCCGGGCGGACTTCAGCGAGGTTATAGGCGTTCATGATGATTCCGGACTCAAAGGAGGGAGGAATCAGGAAGCCACCGTCGGCATCCGACGTGCCGCCCAGGGCGCGTTTTTCGTCCGGGGTAAACACTGCCTGCCCGGTTTCCCCGATGCCGTGCCTGATATATTTTTCAAAAGCCGATGATCGGAGTTCTTCTTCCGGGCTCTGCTCTTTGTCCGTCTGGTTCTCGAAGTTGGGCCGGTTCAGGCGTTTGGATAATTCCGTAATTTCCTTGCGCATTTCAGTGACCGAGTTGTTTGCAGCTTCGACTTTTTCGAGCGTTTCAGTGGACGCTTCGCCGTGTCTCTTTTCCGCCTCTTCGATGGCCCGGTCATTGTACTTTTTCACTTCCTCAAAAGTGCGCCCTATTTCTTCCTGGAGTTCTTTGATCTTTTCCGCTGACATATTTTCACCTCAAATTACTTCTAAAGTTTTTCATAAAATCGATGCTTTTACCGATTTCGTCCGGCTCCTGGGTAATCCCGAGAAGTGTCGAAAACCGCATCTTTTCGGCGTCTGAAAAACCGCCGCTTCTGAACTCATCGCAAAGTGTATCAACGGCTTTGCGTCTTTCCGTCTGGTGAGCTTCCCTGATTTCTTCAGGAAGTTCGGCCAGCTTACTTCGTGATTCCTTAACGAGTAGTTTGCCGGACCGCAAGAGTTTGATATCGCCTTCGGTCAATGACGTGGTTTTGGTCACATCGGCGTCAAGCTTTGATCGAACCTGAAAGGAAAGATCATTTACACTTGAAATTGACCGTATCGAATCCGCGTTGACCGCTCCCGTAACTTCCCGCAACCAGTCGAGGTAATGGCCGTGAAAGGAAGCAATTGCAGCATCCGATTTGGAAAGAATATCGTCTGCTGAGTTATTTGCCCACATTATATCGTCTAATGTTTCACTGAGCGAATACCTCAGTTTCCAGCCTCGTTCCCGCAAATCTCTTTCTTTGACGGTTTCGTCAAAATCTTCAGCTCTCACATCCACGATCTTTGCTGCTCCATTTGCTTCAAAGATCACCGGACCACATTCCATGCACCGAACTTCTGAAATTTCACGTACACCGTTAACGATTTTATCATTGACGACGTTGAAGCCGAATGAAAAAGAATCCACATCACCACCTTTTACATGGGCGAAGGATTCTTTGCCTGATCGGGTGTCAAGATTGAATTGGCAGCGAACAAACGGACCGTAATCATCTTCGCGGGCTTCGATGATTTTACCAGCCAGCGCTTCATGGTTCCATAAAAGCCTGATTTTATCGGCGCGTTCGCCAAACGTCTTTTTAAACGATCCGCGCTTGAATGTTGACTTGTAACTGTCAACGGTGCCCCATGCTGTTAAATATGCTTCGACGATACCCTCATCCGTAGTTTCCCGGATTTCACCGATAGACCGGATTTCAAGCGATTTGTCATCGGCGCGTTTATTGATTCGTTTAGCCATATTATCCCTCGACTTCATAAGTTAAAGTACATCTACAGTTTACTCTGTTCCCTGGTGATAACCGATTGTCAAGTGGATACCGCGCCTTTTCCTTACCGACTGTAAAATCTTCATCGATCTTGACGGTTTTACCGTTCATCTTTTTGTGGGAATCCCGCACTTCAAATCCTGCTGTGGCCCATGTTTTATGGGTTGCGCCTGATAATTGTGCCGACTTCCATTGTCCCAAATTCGCCGCGTTACCCGTAATTGTCCTTGCAAGCATTAACGCCCGCGCCGGTGAAAACGTACCTACATCAATAATCGCTTGCTGAAGATCTTTGGTTGCCCATCCCTGGTCGAGTCCTTCTTCCATCTGCTGAAGGATTAAAGAAACCGTTGTGTCTGAAATGAAACTAACTTCAGTTAGAATTAACTTTTCCTCTTCAAGATACTCTTCGAGCAATGCGGTTATTTCGTCTTCAGCTTGCCTTTTTTCAACAGTGATATCGGAACCGAACTTTGCACCGATGGTGAGATAGAACCCCGTTAGTGTCTTTTCCCAATCATCGCTTGAATCTTCGATAATCTCCGTTACATTCCCCCCGCCTGTTTTCTCAATATCAGCAAAGATTGCTTTTCGTTGCTTTTCGAAAAGTTCTTCAAACACCGGTTTCATGATATTTTCGGCGGTTTCATCGATCTCTTTTTGTTCGTCGCCAACCGATCTCTTTTCAATTAGCGTTAAGAGTTTACGTTTTACCGGTGTTTCTGTCGGTATTGATTGCGATGGCAGGGAATCTTCCCAACCTGGAAATTCACTAAAGCCAAACTTGAAAACCGCATTGAGTTGTTTAAAAGGAACGCCCATTTTAAACAACTTTTCGGCAGTTTCGGATTTAGTGAAAAGAGCAGCACGAAGAACGGAAACATTAGAAATATCATATTGAATTTTTTCGCCTGGATTCAATTCATTATGAAACGAGTGGTTGAATGTATCGGCAAGGTCATCAAGTAGCGGAATAACCGTTGATAGCCAGAAAATAAGTTCAGATGTCGAATAGTTGTTGTACGTGCTGGATTCCTGCGCACCCGCGTACTGCGGAGGAACACCAAAGATTATGAATATCTCATCGCGGTTATATTTCCGCGAAACGCCGAAGTCCATTTCGACAGGCGTTAATGACGTTCGATGATACTTCGCGTTCGATCCGACAACGGCTATGCGTCGAGCATTTTTCGGCCCGGCATGACGTTCATTTAAACTATCAGCTACGACATCGGCATCCTTTTGATCTTCGAACTCCCGTTCAAACGTCATGACACCGTCAACGACTCCTCTGTTCTGCATTGCCGCTTTGTTAAAGTCCTGCTGCTCATTATCACAATCAACAGTTCTTGCAGCAGCTTCTAAAGGGGCGATACCCAGGAGAGGATTAGCCGGATTAAAAAACTTGTGATGAATGACATCCTGGGGTTCATAAGCTACCCTTGGAGATTCGTCAAGAGCATATCCCGCAAGCCATTCAGAGATATCTTTTGTCGGAACAGGGTGTAACCTATCCGGGGAAATGGGCCACAGCTCCGCCGTTCGTTCACCGACATGGACCTTTTTTAGATACGAATTACCGGAAAGCTCAAGCCACGATATGATTAATTCAAAGAGATCCTGACGTGAAATGTGGGGGTTTGGTCTGTCAAGTAATACGCTGATATGATGCTTAGGTAAAGATTCCCCATCTTCGTTGACGACCTCCCAAGGAACGGACGCGGCTGCTTTTGTTATCAGATTGACGGCCCTATAAACCCAACCGTTAGCCCGGTAACCTTCTTTAACGGCCTTTTCGATAGTCCACGACGTGTATATCGGTTGGCCTATTTTAGTTTGCCACGAATCGGCCACCGCATAATTACGCTTCTCTTGCTTTTTTTTAAACCAGGGAAATTTCATTATGATGTAAATACCATCCTTGGGGGTGTTGATGCAAGCAAAAAACCGTCCGCGTAATTCGGCGACGGGATTCCACGCCTTTTCATTTTTTCTTTCGACTCAATTTTAATTTTACCGGCATCGTTAAATTCGACTTTAGGCTGTGACAATTCAGCGATCAATTCGGCATGATTAGGTATCGAAATACAGTCGTCATCAGGCCAGTGTTTCAGACCGTTTAATCTTTCGTATGTTCGTTCAAATCGCCTTCTCATTGTCCACCACATTTGAGCTTTTTTATTAGCGAACATATCCTTATTCAATTTGCCTTTTGAATAAAATCCCGGTAATTTCGTCGAGCCCACATTTATACCCGTCACAATATAATCAACAGAGTTCGCCCCCTCAGCTTTTTCATCAATCGATTTCATTTCCCCTTTGACTCCTGCCCCAACCCCTATCGAATCATAGTTAAGAGCATCAATGCCAAATTCAACCGCTAATCTGTGAGCTTTCCGGGCAGTGTCGGTTGTTGTTCCAAGTAACCACCCGTCTATATAAACACATACATTACCGTGAATAATAAAGAAAGTGTTTTTATCACCACCTTCATCTGCAACGTCGAGCCCTCCCATTTTACGACCTGAAGGTTCGAGCGGAAAGTCAATAGCTGCTTTGACATATTTTGCAGGAATGCAAATCCCTTCAACTGAGGCATTGTAATCTCTATCAACTTCCTGCGCGAGTATCCACGGTTCAAGCGTTTCCTGCTGTTTCTTATACCATTCGGCATCTTTCCTTGGATCATCACGCCAATCAAACACAAATACCGGAATCTTACCACCGAAACGTTTTTTATAAAAAGGATTGCCGTTTCCATTAGGTGTTGAAACATCTATCTTTACATCACTATTCTGTGATAACGCCGCCTCTATTCGCTCCGGTCTTTCGTAAAATGCCGACTCATCTTTCAGATAGATGGTGTTTCGCCCACCTCGCCCGATATTGTCCCCGGCTTCACCTGTGATAGTGGCGCCCGTATCGTGATTCATGATTTTCATAAACGGTGCAGTATAATTAGGTTTGAATTCCCTTGGAAGTTTTGTGAGAATCAATCGGCCTTTTTCAAAAAGGGAATCGGGGTCACCTATGCAGTCAACATATTTTTCTTTACGTGAACCGAAACCGACTTTTACCCCAGGCATATAACAAAGGGCCCATATTGCAAAAGCCATATTTAACCACGATGCACCCACGTCTCTTGATTTTTCCATCAAACCGTCCGATTTAATTTCTATTAAATTAGACAGCCAGTAAATATATTCTTTTTGTTTCGGGAAAAGAATAAACGGAATGAACGGCATTTTTAAACGGGGATCATAGGTCAGCATCCAGTCCTGAATAAAGGCGCACGGGTCCGATTTATAAATGACGTGGTGAGCTTTAAGAAACATTCCCGTTTTATCAGCTCTTATTTTCGAAAGTCGTTTACTACGATTGACAAAAATAGGCCGGTAATCGGGGTTTTTGAAATCGAAATTTAGATAAACGTCGCTCATTCCGTCGCTCATTCCGTTACTCTTCGCTTACAATTTTTTCATAAAGCGCTTGCGCTTCAGTTAACGATATATCGGCGTCAATTTTTATTTCCTGTTCAATAGGTCCACCGTCAGGCCCTGAATGTTCAAACTGCTGTCTATCTCTCCACCTTTGAGGCCCTCTATTCTTCAAGAAAAATTTTGTTGCAGTTACGTTCGCAGGGGTATGTTTTTCAACAACTTTAATGATTTTAAGCTCACCATCCTTATTCGGCTCCATAGTCTTTTCTGTGAACGTATAACCAAAGCACTGTTTCAATAACGACTCTTCAACCGCCATAGTGTCAAAATCGTCTTTGCCTCTTTTTACAGCATCTGAAAATGAAGAATAGTTTCTTTTCCAGTTAGTTATGGTCGATATTGAAACGTCAAAAAGTCGCCCCAACTTCCAATCTGTGAACCCTCCTTCCCGGCAAGCCACTTCAGCCATATAATCAAATCGCTCTTCATATTTTATAGGTCTTGCCATATTTGAATCACTTTCTTTTCAATGCCTTATATATGTTGATTGTCACAAGAATAGCTGCGCCAACCATACCGTATATTTTAAGGGTTGCTTCAAGCTGATTAGCGGTTGGAATGTACGGCATTAACAATGCGAGGGCCGCCGACCCCAAAGATTTAACATGGTGGTAATTATCGTTTGACGGAAGGCTTATCATTGCCATTTGCCACAACCCTCATAAGTTTTCCCAACAGTTGCAGCCATGAATTTTCCTTGACCGGCAGTTGTGCAATAACTTCAGAACCGATAAGAAGAACCCCACTTGCAATTGCAATATACAATTCGATGTTTTCCATATAACCACCATTTAGAATATAATTTAAAATATTAATGATGCAACAGAATACGAACAAAACAAGGCAATGTCAATTGATAATGTCGACATTGCCTTGTATACAACTCACTGACTACACCCTATACATATTGTATTTATCCGATTCCCCGTTAACATCACGTAACCGCTCAATAAGCAATCGCCTATCATATTTCGGTGTCGCATCGGGCTTGCGCCCCATCTTATCCCATCGGCAAAGCTTCACAAGATCAGCGAACCATTCATTCCCTGACAGCTCGTTCACCTTAGATAGTTTTTTCATATCGCCCAAGGCGTAATTCCAGAACCTCATATGGTTACCAACAAGCCATAGAGTTTTCGGGCTTACGTGATTCTTCAGCAGATCAACTGAATATTTCTCGTGACCGAGTTTTGATATCTGCTTTCCGGCATCGTGAAGCATTGCGGCAACGATCAAATCAATGTCATCAGTTTCTCGAAGGGCGCATTTTAACGTCTGGAGAGAATGATTGAAAACATCACCTTCGGGATGCCATTCAGGATGCTGCTCAACTCCTCTGCACCTTTCTAATATATTGAACAAGGGAGAGGAATTGGATATTTTTGTGAAATTATAGAACTTCATTCGTCACAACCCCCACCAAAAAATTCTCCCAGAATTCAGCATTCACTTTATCGGGGAGTGTGCTTTTTACGGACAAATCTTCAACCTCGTCCATTAAATTCTCAAGGGTCGGGGCGGCATCGGTTAGATAATCAACCTTGCCACATTTAACAGCTGTAAGATATTCACAATCTTTCAGTGGGAAGGTGATGGTGTTGTCGATCAATATTTCTCTGACTTGATATGCGGCCCGCAAAGCATGAGAAACAGCTTTCCAGTCGATACCCTTGTTCTGCTCGGCCAGCTTTGCGCGGGCTCCATAGCCCTCTATGAATTTATTCAAAATTCCTGTGGCATAGAAAACGGTTATTGTTGACTGAAGGGTCCTTCCGCATACCTGATATTGCTTGACCAGCCCGGCGTCAGGCAGGTTGTGAAGGTGTTCACCCGCAGGGAGATCTGCCCACAATTTAGCAAGTCGAGTTTCTGGCGAGTATCCGTCAAGGACCTTGACAACGGCTTTTGCGGCATGGAGCCTACTTCCTCGAATTCCATATTTCGAAGCCTGACGTCTTGCGTATCCGATAAAAGATTTCAGATTCTTGGTATAGAATAGCTCCCGGTTGGCAACGATAGAATCCCAAACCGGAGAACCGGAGAGAATGAATTCGGATGGAGCGTGGAGCATATCAAATGCAACTGTTTGCCCCTCAATTGCGAGTTTCATGAAATGATGCAGGCTAAACAATTCAGTATCAACATCGTCTGCTCCGTTTTTCGAAAAATGATCCCCCGTGGAATGATTGATACTTTTCGGGATATTGCCGAGAATAATATCCCGTCTGCTCGGGAGGAAAACCCCCTTGAAGTCGCGATCAGAATCCGGTGTACTTGTCCCATAAAGATGCGAACCGAATAGTATCTTCACAACGGTTGTTTTCATTTATTAAACCTCCTTTAATGTGGGTATATGCTCCCTTGATAACCATACACGGCAAGTCGAGCCGTTGACGGACCGCTCAACTTACCTAATACGGGTTATCATCCCAATGACGCGCCGCTTAATTTGTGGAACTTATCACCCCCTTATGTTGTACAGTTAAAATTTACAACTTCACCTCTTTATACTTTTCACCGACCGCTGAAATAGACGCCCATTCAGAATTACTAAAAGCCACCTTTTTTCCGTTTGAAAATTCAAAAACAATTAAAATGTTACTCCAATCAAGATCACCGACACGGGAAACGGTTATCGCTTCGGAAGATTCATATATCGCTTCAATGGCTGCTGACCGTCCTAATATAAGGTCATCAGCTACCCAGGCGTTAACCACCACATCACCGAAAATGGTTTTGGCGTATTTTAAAAGCTTGTCGCTTTGTATCATGATGTATCCGTCGTTACTCATTATATCAGCTCCCCTTTCAGTGCGCTTTCTTTCATGCAGTTAAAGCAAATCGGTTCACATATTATATCGCGGCTTCCGTCAACTTCACCCTTTGAATTAAGGGAAACAATGCTGAACTTACGGAATGTTTCCGTTGAATCACAGAACCGGCATTTTTCATGCTTTTCACTTGACGCTTCCCATTCTTGTTCTTTAGACGCTTTAGGATGATAAATCTGTTCGTTCTCTTCGTCGAGCAAGTCTTTCAAATCGTTTAAGCATTGGTAGTATTCTTTAGCCCCTACAATTGCTGCGTTATCTCCAAGAGTTTTGATCGTCTCTTCACTTATCAGTTTAAACACTTTAGGCTGAAAACTTTCCCCATTCCTTTTACAGTATTCGCGATAACCTTCGCTAAGTTTGCAATAACCGTCATCCCATAATTTACATTTTTCTTCCTTGCAACCATTCCAGTCATACATTATCTCAATTCCTTTTTAATATAGAAAAAATTTACATTATCATCTCTCTAAATTCTGTTTCCGCCATTCCATCACAAATACCTCTGTTGATCCCCACAAATGCTCATCCGGCACAATTATCGGTTTCCCTTCGCAGTCATAAACTATACCGGATTCACCCTGAATTTTGAAAAGTTTCACGTTTCCTCCCAAGAAAATACCTTGCCTTGCATCCAGTTTAGTGCCGATTTGATTTGCTGTTATAAGTGTTCCGATGGGTATCATCAATCCCTTTTCTTCCTTGCAAGCATTCCATTTATCCGTTTTGATCGTGTTCATTAAGATCTCCCTTATCGGTTGATGTTATAGTTTTAGCGAAAGATACAGGCAACTCAATCGTCGCCTGTATCTTTCTAAAAAACCATAACGGTAAACGAGGTTGGTTAAAAAGCCGGGTTATCATGCCAAGGCTATATTACCTCGTTAATATTTCATAAGCGGCCCTCCTTTTTAGTATGGAAGAAATTTACTTTGGATACTTCCATAAGCGCAGTAAGCGATTGAAACTTTGCAGTTTTTACATATGATTTCCGCTTCGCATACGATGCCACTTATTGTATCTATGGTAACGCTTTCGAATTCAGTTGAAAAGCAAGCATCACACTTCAATGGCAAACCTTCTTTAGTTATGAAACCACTATCGACCGCTTCCGAATATGTCTTAAGCGCTACGCTCCAACACCTGTCAGGGTCTAACATTTCAAAAGCTAATCTGCTGCCCATTAGTTACGCCTCCTTTTAATGTATCTCGACAAATTCTTCAGCCGGCTCCAATTTAGTTTCAAAAATCTCAACAGTACATCCAGATAAAAAACCACTTTCAACTCGCATACCACCAGGTAATAGCCGTAAAATCTTGATGAGATCTTCAACGGTCTTAACAACTAAGCCGCGTTCGTAAAGTTCAGCAGGAATCATTAGTTATATACCTCCGAACTTTAATTATCTTTCGATATTACATGGGTTCCTTGGAACCGACTCCACAAAGTGATCCCCGCAATTTTCGCACGGAAAATAAACATACTTTTCACCCCATGCTATAAACCGCCAGCTTTCCCAACTGTCCACTTTATGACCAGGATTAATTATTTGGCTGATCTGCATCACGTCAATATCATCCCCGTTGTCATCAAAGGATTCTTTGAGACGCGCCATCCATTGCGCAGGTATTATTGAAGCCGGATCTGGCGCCCCAGGCCCACGCTCATACGAGGGGCAACCTTGACCTTTCTTACCATAGCTACTGCAAGAGACATACGCGCAATTCGCGCAACTTTCCCCGGCAAATCTAACCGTTTTAGTCTGGCCTTCACAGTTACTTCCCATCAGTTACGCCTCCTGGTTCTCCATGAAAAGTTGCGGCTTCTCCGGTAAGGTTGCCATCCTTTAGGTTCGGGATCACGGCATTCTTCTTTTCTAAGCATCAAACCATTACACTTTTTATCGCGACATCCTTCAAACTTAGACCCTTCCTTAGCGCACTTTGTGCATTTGTATTTCATCATCACCCCTTTTCGTTTCGGTTATGTTAAACACAACTTACATCGGATAGCTTTATTTGTCAACAAGTTTATCAATATCGTATAGTATGCCCACATTTACCATTATTAAAATCGAGAGGATAAACAACTTTATTAAAGCCGGTATGGGTAACTTTAAGCGCTATATCAAGTAAATCGTTAATTTTATTAATCTCATCCTCTAAAACTTCAAACGTCCGCTCATATTCAGCAAGCTGTTTTTTAAGATCTTTAATCTCAAGACTCAAAATGGTTATGCTATCCATTATGTAATTATCCTTTATCTTACAAGCCCCATACCCATCATCCACAGAGTCGTTGTTATTATGGACAAGGTCGTTGTTATTATCAGTGTCGCAGTCGTATTGTGTGTCCATCCGTTATTTCTGAGATCAACAGGATTTGTTATCAACATGTACCACGACGTTGCACTTATCAAGACTCCCACGACTGGCGATATCAACACAAGAAAGTTAAGCATGTTTCTCACTCCCCATTATCTAATCATCCCTATTATAGCGTCGTTAAACTCATCAAGCAAATCTTCGAATCCTTTTGACCTTTTGTCTAAAGTTTCGATTAAATCGCGCAATGTTTTTTCAAGATTAAAAATTCGCTTTTCAATATTTTTAATCTGATCATCATCCATTATTTAACCCTCCCGACTTCACATCGACCATCGTTATGAATTGTCATTATGAACTTTCGATTGAGAGATTTACCGAAACGACTACATAAAACTGTAACGCTTCTTTTATTAAGGATTTCTGCCGGAATTATAAATGATTCGCCCACATTTAACTTTGTGAAAGGATATTTTGTTTTAGGCGCCTTATCCACGGCCTTATTCATTTCAATTAACGCTTCCGGTGAACACGGCCCGCACTGGTACATTTCCCCAACGTCAACATCCTCTTCAAGACCATCTGATATCATCCCTATTTCGTAAAGTCCTGGTGTCGTTTTGCTATGGTTAACAATAATATATGCCCCAGGCCCTTTGCGGTTCTGATAGGCGAGCGCATTATTCAACGAAACAACTTCAGGGCCAGTCGATGCGATGATACCGAAAGAGTATCCTACAGTTAACTTTTTAAAAGGATACTTCGAAGAGAGTTTACCTTCAGTCGCTTTTTCCCCTTTCATTTTCATATCATCACTACTCGGCAAAACTTGCACATCATTATTGATTAAATTCACATCATCACCCTTTTGCGTATTATTGAATTGATCAATTCACAACTAATCTCTAAGATATAATTAGTTGATCAATCACAAAATGTCAATTGATTTTAATGAATTAATTAATTCATTAGCCGAACAACATACCGGAGTGAGTTTGGAGTGAGTGTAAGTTGTTTATATCTATATATATATGTTAGTATGTTATTATATGTTATATATACAGAGAATAGTCTTTTTTAATGAATTGATCAATTCATTAGTTTTATCAATTCATTAGTTTGTGTGTTTCTCTCTATATTAACATACCAACATTTTTCTCTCTAACCTATTGAATTTATTACAAATAATCGGTATGATTAGCAACATACAAACATCATACTTTTCATAAGTGCTTGAAATCATTCACTTTTGTATAACATACAAAAAAGGCGGCTTAATTGCCGCCTTTCAAATCACTATCGTCAATTATGTCACTTCTTGTTGTGTAACTGTTATGGGTTCAATTGACACATAACTCTCCGATCCGCGACATTTCCAAGCACAAAGAAATAACCCGTCGTCGGTTTTGTAAACGAAAGGATTAAAAGTTTCCCCGTCCCCGTGTATGTTTAACATACCCTGTTCGCACCGTATAAGTTCGTCTTCGATCGCCAAACGCAGTTCTGTAATTCGTTGAAGTTCTTTGTTCAGTTCAATCAATCGGTCAATGTGTTTCATTTGTTGAGTCTCCTTTAATTATTTAATCATTTCATATGACGTTTACGATTATTATCGCGCAACCCTACCCCTTAACGTAATAGCCCTTTCAAGCGCCCATGCCGCGAACTCAAGCCGCTCATCACTGTAATCCGGTTTCTCGCTTTCAATAACTGCCTTCCAACATTCTTCAACCGCCTGTTTAATTCCCGTGCTCTTTGAGCATATGTTGAAACCTTGAATCGCTACAGCCAACTGCATTGGATTAAAACCGTACATTCCTATAATCCGTTTCATTTGTTGAGCCTCCTTTAATTATTCAAATCGTTATTATATAACGATTTGTGATTTCTTTCCTAATGTTATGGCCCTTTCAAGCTTCCACGCTGTAAGTTCAGCATATCTTACATTGAATTTAGGATCTTCTCTTTCGATAGCGGCGCGCCAATAATTTTTGATAGCCTGTTCGATTCCCACGGCGGACAAATGAAGATTGAAACGATAAATCATATACTTGCAAATATCTTCACCGAATTCACCAAATCCATACATCCCTTTAATTTTATACGTTTTCATAATTTTCCAGTCCTTTTCAATGTGGGCAAATTATTCGCTTAAACCTAACGCTCGCCTATGATCATCGTAAAGAATGTAATTACCGATGAACGAAAAGTTACGGCAAAAGTTACAATCCATTTTAAACAGATCATCTTTCGTTTCGATGTTATGTGAATGTATCACCTTGACGACCGACTGAGCAACTTTCAATTCAACTGTTAAAAAATGTGTTCCGTCATTTAGATATAATTCAGCATCGTTCCCGGTCAACACAACATAAGCGCTTTTTACTTTGCCGACGTTACGGCTGAAATCATGATCAACTGTAGCCTTCTTACTTTCAAGTCTATACATATCTTCATTTCCTGGACTCATCATATTTCAACTCCTTGCCCCGGTTTCCCAGGGTAGTCTTTATATTTACCGCTAAGCGTCAACGCTTGCGTCTTTGTTTATGATAAAATTGCCGTCTAAATCCTGGGTTATCACCTCAACGTGACCTTGGCGCGCTCCAAAAAAATCCCCACATTCACATCCGAATGGATGAGGACATAAGCGGAGTTTGCATGCCCTTGCGGATTTGAAGGTCACACCATACATCCCCTGATACTCTCCATCCTTGATTAATGTCGGCATGATTGACGTTTTAGTGCCATGTAAATCATTGGCCAATTTGATTTTAATCCGTTTTCCCATTTCGATCTCCTTTCATGCCGCCCGACGGAGCATGGTTTATTTTGTTGTGGTATTAAACAAGCTCGATATATTCGGCAGCAACCCAAATGTTGCGGCCGTCGTCGTTGGTTATCAAATAATGATTTTCAAAAGAATAACGTCCATTGACCGCTTTAATGTCAAGGATTTGATACTCTTTTTTATTAGTGAGCTTCCGGCGCCAAACATAATCACCGACAACTTTTAAAACAAGCTCGATGTTCATTGCTTCCGTCATTGTAAGTGCTGTATCGATATCGATATCGATAATTTTAAAAGTTTCAGTTTTCATTTTTCACCTTATGTTTAAAGCCGCCAGGAAGCGGCTCGCTGGTTAATTAGAAGCCGTAACGGGTATCGAAGTTTTCGCCGTCAATAATGAGCATTCTTTCGCCGGAAGCGTAAATAAACTCGTCGTGGTCGTGAATAACGTCAACTACATCGTTATCACAAAGATCTTCAACCGACATCCCTTCGGGGTAATCACATCGAAATTCGTCAATGTTAGTTTGATTGGATGTAAATTCGTCAATGAAATTTTCTGCTATAATCTTTTTCATTTTGTTTTCCCTTTTCGTTAGTGTTAAATACAACTTAACTCTTTTTAATTAGTTTGTCAACAAGTTTGTCAATATTGTTAAACAAAAATTAAGGTGACGGTAAGTCACCTTATAATAAAACGTTAATTTAAAAATGAATCGACATTCGTTACGATAAACGCTTTTTGTCTGGTTCCATACTGGTCTTTCATTTGTGTTGTTGGCACCTCCTGCAATTCGCCATAGTCGATTAAAACACTGAGCGTCTTTTTTAACGCGTTAGTTGCTCCGGTCCTATCCTTTTTAAACGCGGCTATTTGCACCAAATTGTTTTGCAAATATTTATAAGGTAAAACTTTATCGGCGTGCATTTGACGGTTTGTCTCTTTCCACTTCGCTTTCATATCAACCGGGCTAAGCGTTACGTACTTCTTAACAACTTTGCGAACTGCTTTTATTTGTTCGTCGTCCTGGGATTTTTCACCAACTTCTCCTTTTTCAAATTTACCCATAAGATTGTTAACGTCTTCAACACATATTTTAATGGCCCATTCGGAATGTTCTTCAGTGATAACAGGATTATAAGGATTAACTCCGACAGCCACAAGTGCTGCCAATTTCATTGCCTTTAGCGCCGATCTGTTCCATAAATGCCTCCCTATTTCGTTTCCAGAATTGTTAATTTCATTAGTGCAGTGTATTTCAAAACCTTCAAACATTGCCTCTGCGCCTGGATTAGTACTCACGTCGCAAACTTCACCTGAATTATTCAGCATCAAGGAATGGGCACAGAGCGCAGATAATGAAACGATAAGATTCGAATTATAATCAATTTCGAGTATGTTTTTATTTAATAACGGACGTTTTCCTGTATATTCAAGTATCGTAAAACGCGGCAATAAACCTTCCGTAATCATGGATTCGTCAAGCGCTTCGTAGAATCCTTCAGGGGTTGACTCGCCCACAATTGAAAAGGCCGGTGATGCTACCGGGGCGGTATTCTTTGCATATTCAGAATAAACGAGCGATCCTAAAACGTCGCCTTTACCTGATCTATTATAAAGGAGTAAATAAGCACGGCGTAAGCCCCTTTCGTTTGTGGTGGCGTTCCATGCTGATAATCTTTTTAATTCTAATCCAAATTCACCCGCCATTGAAACTATCGAAGGGTATTTGGCTAAATATTTAATAAGAGCTTGTGGACTTGCTATTTCACCGGGCCCGATAAAATCCATACACGCCGGAACTGTTCGTTTGACAGCGCTCATCAATTTATTAATACCGCTTATGATGCTTTCCTTACCGACTCCTGTATTCGCCAATAACAAAACGTACTGATTTACACCTGTTTTCGAAATGTTGAACGCTCTGCCACATATTCCCGACATAAGCCCGATTGCACCGGTCATGGCGATTTTCCGAACCGGGCGAGGTGAAGAGTGATATATATAATCGGCGATTTCTCCAAGGAGTCCTGGCACAGGTTCGAATGTATCGGCATCGGACATGATAGGGGTAAGGGGCGGGACGGATCGTTCAACAGGGGTGATTTTTGGCGGTTCAGGTTCCGGGGGATTCAGGATTTTTTCAGCTCGTGCGGCTAAACCTGAAATGTCAACCTGCGGAATCACCCGGTCAAACCCTTTGTTAATTGTCCAGGTGACATAATCGGCACGGCTCATCTTTTGTTGACGGCTCATTGCATGAGGTGACATTTTCCATAATCGCTCTACTTGTTCCCGATTTTGCGTGTAATATGCAATAATATTGACGATCACTTGATCAATAGCGCTCCCGCTCCTATCGACGATTCCGTTTTTATTGACAGTATCTAAAAGTGATCCGTCGCCATTCCAAACAGATTGAAACTTTTCCCCGTTCGAAGCGTTCCACGCCATACTCATTATATCATCGTCGGTTTTGGTTTGTTCTGCGGAATACCCTTCAGGAACTGTCGCTTTTTGTTTAGCACGATTTCCCCTCAGATAATCCGCTAAACTCGAAACTATGTCATGAGCCTCTATTATCTCACCTGCGCGGCAAACGTTACCCGTCATAGTCATGAAGCGCCCATGTGGGTAAATTTCAATCCCTCCTGCGTTAATGCCTTCGGGAATAGCGGCCCTGCACCAAAGATGTGCGCCTTCGCCTGACGGGGATATCTCGCTGTATCCTTGGATGGAGTTGTATATTTGAGTTTGTAATTCCTGCTTTGCTTCGTCGTCGGTGGCGTCTAAATCGATACAGCAAAAAGGATCATCGGCGGTTATGACAAAACCGATACCTTCGTAGTCATCTGATCCAGCCACAGCCTCTTCGAACGATACCCACGTTCTCGGATCGTTCGATTTTGCTTTAAAACCTGTTCTGTGATCAAATAGAACTTTAATCGGCTTCCCTTTGGCGTCGACCCCGTCGAACTTCCATACCACGAACTGATTATAGTCTTTTAATTCGTTGGGTATATTGTTAATCATAATTTTATTGTCCGGCCGCTCAAATATGTGTATAAAGTTTCGATTCTATTGACGGCGGGATCTACACTTTGACCATTAGCAAATGATTTTAGCCATCCTTCAGGCAAACCGGTTTCAGTTTGAATAACCCTATATGTTTTGGTCACAGGCCTATTGCGTAATAATTTAAGGGTTGTATCTCTCAGTGAGGTATTCATTATTAGCACCTTTATATGTTAATATCAAAAATTTATGACCGAACTATACCGAAAATAAATTTATTATGCAAGACAAAATATTTTCTTGACATGTTCGGATTTGACGTGTAGATTTCAAATCAAATTAACGGAAAAGGAAGGAGGTTTGAGATGGTAGATGTAACCGAAGTAACACAAGAAGAGAAAGATTCGCTTTTGTTAGCGCTTATTGAAGTTAGGAAGTTAAAAGATAACACAAACGATTTAATCAAAGCGGCAATCGAACCATATGCGAAAGATCTTTCGAAATATGTAAGTCATGAAGCTACCCTTGTTGAAGAGATCTTAACAGTCTTTTACCCCGATCACGATTTGGAAGGGGTTCAAAAACAAGATCTTGGCAACGGATGGTTTTTGAAAGCGACATTTGTAAAAAAGATCAAAATTGACGAAAAGAAAGTTGAAGGTGTTGTTGCCGAACTTTCAAACATGGATAGTGTAAAACCTGACGATATTTTCCCTCAGGTTCGCAAATTTGCAAAACGGGGTTATACCGATTTGCACGATTCGGTAAAGATCATTGCTGATAAAGCTCTGATCGTCAAACCCGGTAATCATAGTATCGAAATCGTACCGCCAAAGGAGAGTTAAAATGATTATAGACGATTTTACAAAAAATTCAGCATCCATCGAGTGGTCGGGGAGTCGCGCCAAGGCAGCACAGTTTGTGATCGAAATGGTGTACGCCAACTGCTACGACTGTTACAACTGTCTCGACTGTTACAACTGCCGCGACTGTCACAACATATAGCCCGCAATATGAAACGTACCATTGAAATCGTACCGCCAAAGGAGGCTTAACATCATGATCAAAGTCACATTATACGCTCCAAAAAATAAAATCACAGCTCTCAAGATAGCCCTTGAAACTGAGAGTGCTAAGGTGCCGCCCGAACCCTTTAATGCTCCCCCTGCTCCTCCTCCCCCTCCCTTTACTCCTCCTGTTCCGGTTCCGGTTCCGTGCGGGGAAATAATGCTCGCAATAAGACCTGCCCCCGGTAAGGAATCTGAATTTTTAGAATTAGTTTTGAATTCAGATATATTTCGAGTCGATGATGTTAAGCTGAACCTCGAATAATCGTACCACCAAAGGAGAGTTGAAATGAAGATAGTTTTTCGAGACAACAGAAGTAAAATTGCAGCACTTGAAATTGCGCTCAAACATGCAATGGTGAAAGAACTGCCTCCAACCCCTCCCGCCACAACCGCCACAACCCCTCCCGCTCCTAACGGTGTGATCAGTTTTGGATTAGCTGTTAAGTTAGGTAAAGAGTGCGAGTTTTTAGAATTCGTTTTGAAATCCGGGATCGTCTCAGTCATCGGACCTGAAATCAGCACAGACAAATCATGAAACTTTCCGATCTCAGACCAGCCGGAACCCTGGCGCAAAAGTTCGGCGTCAAGTGTCTCGGCTATGGACCGCCGGGAAGCGGTAAGACGCCGATTATTAACACGGCCCCGAACCCTTTAATGCTCGTTACTGAACCCGGTTTACTTTCCATGCGCGGCTCGACTGTACCAGCATTCGAAGCGTTCGACGTTAAAGCGATAGACGAGTTTTTCAAATGGCTTTTCGGCTCGACTG